TGCTCGTTGTCGGTTTATCGGTGAAAAATGAGACTCATTATGGCAACAGTGGGCAAATTTTTCCTCTCCAATCATGGAGCGTTCGCGGCAGCAATTCGGACCCTCTCCTCTACGAGCACCACGAAGAACTCACCAGCTTCCTGCGCCAACACATCCCTGGCGGCCGTCCTCGGTCTTCGCACCAACACCTACCCTATCACCAAAGGCCACTCCCCATCCGGCCAAGTCCAAGGCCAGGAGCATTTTCATGCCAGCGGGCGAATACGGCAGCGGACCTTGCAACCGCTCCTGCTACTTCTGCATCGGCCAGCACATGATGGCACTCGACCATCTCAATACCCTCAAGTCATGGCCACTCCCAGGCATCCAGCAGTTCGTACAACGCTGAGGTGGATATTGCCGAACCAGTGGGAGAACTGGCCGGACGAGTTGAGGCATCCCATTGGTCATTTCCTCCTCGGCATTGCGATGAGTTCTTGGAGTCGGGCTTTCGGAACGCGTTTGTTGCCACACGCATGAGGGAGCGCCACTAACCTTGGAATTCCATCGCACGCTAGATCGAAATAATGGTTGTCGCGTTCGACCCCGATGCTCTCGTAGCCAACCGCTTCGGATGCCGCCAAGGTCGATCCGGAGCCAGCAAACGGGTCCAACACGATTCCATTGCCCAAAGGCAGAACCGCTCGGACCACCTGACGCAAGAATGCTTGTGGTTTGAGGCTCGGATGCGGAGCTAACGCTCGCTCGCTCGCTCGCGTTGGAGACGATTCGATGACGTCTCCAAATGGTTGGTTCGTCGAAGGGCGGCGAAAGCCACCGGTCCCCCATTTCCGGAGGTTGTCCTGTGCTCGGCCTTCGAGTGGTTTTCGAAAAATGAGCCACGGCTCCCACATCGATCTCGGCATCATGCTAACCTCAGAAAACTCCTCATGTGCATCCTTTGGGCGATCCCCGCCGCGCATCGTCATCGTTAAGCGAATGATTTCCCCTCTCCTCTCAAGTCCGGATCTAACTATTGCACCAGCAACTACATAGGAAAGTAGTGGATTCGAAGCTATGAGCACATGTGCTCCAGGGACAAGAACGCGTACAAGCGCACGCCCCAAAGAGCAAAAGAACTCGCCAAGTGCAACCACTTCCTCCGCTTTCAGGACGGTAAATCGAGGCAGCGGTGCCCTTTGATGCCCATCAAAACTTGGTGGGATTCGCCAGATTCCACCCTTACCGGAGCGAAGCTTTGCCAACTCGCGGTCGCTGTATTCCACGAGTCCATAGGGTGGATCCGTCACAACTGCGTGAATGCTCTCACCGTCCCTTCCCTCAAGCCATTTGAAGCAGTCCGAAAGCACCAGCGTCGCACGACCTGTTCGCCAAACCTTTCCGCCCTGGAGCGGGGTGCGGAGGTTCATTGGTACTCCCCCAACATGAATCCGAGCAGGATTGGCCCGATGGTTTCACCGGAGCATCCGTACTGAGCCAGCCAACAATGCGTCCACTCGAACATCGTGTACTCTCCGCCTTTGTAGCCTTTGAATGTTGCTCCAAGGGCCAAGCGTGCGGCTTTGAGCATCGCGCCTACCGTGGTGTGCTCCTTCGGTTCGAACGCGAGTTCGGAGTAGTCGCCGCGTAGCTGTGCGGGTTGGAGAAACCCACGCGGACGGTTTTGGATGGATCGTGTTTTTCCAGCGTTGCGATGAGTGCTTGGAGGCGCATGAGTTCACATTCCGCACATTCCCGTGCAGAGACCGAGTTGTTTGGGTTTTCCGGCGGCGTGTCTGTGGGGCTGTGGGAGCATGACCGTGGTCAGAACTTCTTTCCGCCGTGCTTGTGCGGTCTGGAGGCGTTGAAGGCGATTTTGTCGATCGTGGCCTCGGCGACGCGGAATCCGCGGGCGCGAGCGTGGTCCATGATGCGGATGATCACGTCGGCGAACTCCTCCTCGACGGCGGAGAACTGTGGGATGTGGTCGGAGGTCGGGTTTCCGTGGCGGAGACCTTCGAGGGCCTCGGAGAGTTCGGAGTGCATGAGGGCGATGATCTCGCCGTCGTTGCGCGGGTTGTCCCACCAGCCCTTTTCTTTTGCGGTGGCGTGGACACGTTCGGAGATGTTGTTGAAGGCGTAGATGAAGTCGATGTGCTGTTCGGTCATTGGGATCAGGGGTTCGGGGTTTGGGAAGTGGCTTTGGTCGGACGGCACGCTCACGGGGCATCCTGGCGTGGGGTGATGTTGACGTTCGGAACGACGACACCTTGCGGTAGGTTCGGTGTTGGGGTGTAGAACGGCTGGATGACCTGCGGCGCCGGCTGGGTGGTCGATGGCTTGGCGGTCTGGACGGGCACGCCCTGGGCTTTGGCGTATCCCTCGGCGGCGACGCGAGCGGCATCCGTGGCCTTGGAGACGATGTCGGCGAAGGAGGCGAAGACCTGGGCCTGGGTCTGCTGGTTGATGACCGCCGCCTGGACGGCGTTCTTGTCGACCGTGGTACGGAGGCCGTGGACTTGGAAGGACTCGCCGCCGGGTGCGACGAAGGAGAGGGAGTCGATTTCGAACTCCTTTGGGGTCTGGACGCGGACCTTGCGGACGCCATCCTTGGTAGGGATGTCGAAGGCGTAGGCGGATGTGGCGCCGTCGCGGCGTGAGGCGCAGGAGGGTGTGAGGATGAGTGCGGCGAGTGCGATGATGGATGCGATGGTTCGTTTCATGGTGATTAGTTGTTAAGGAATACTGAATGACTGGTCAGAGTTTGATGCCGTCCGCGGTAGGTTCGATGCGAGGCGATGCCGGGTTGAGGTTTACCAGTTTCCGCTACTTCCCGAGGAGTCGGAGAAGGAGCTTCCGCTGTCGCTGAAGGACGAGGAGGACCCGGAGTCGTACGATCCGGAGGAACCGAAGGAGTCGCTGACGCTGGGCGGCGCCGGCCACTGCCCCGGAACCGCGCTCCAGCCGGCACTACTACTCGCCGATGGAGAGGAGAAGGCGGAGGAGATTGGAGAGTGGTGGCAGTGGTTGTTTCCCTGAATGGCGTCCATGAACAGGTAGAAGCCGACGGGGTCGTCGAGGAGGCCCTGGCGGTAGTACGGGTGGTCGCGGTGGCTTTCGATGAAGACCTCGCGTTCGTTGCGGGACATGCGGTTGAACACGCGGTCGGCCTTGGCCTGCTCGGGTGGTCGGAGGGTGCGGCGGATGTTCTCGCGTTGTTCCTTGATCTGCTGGTCGACTCGACGAGCCGGGCGACAGAGCCAGATGATGATTCCGACGATCAGCAGTCCGATGACTCCGCACATGATGATGGGCCACCACTCGCCCCACGAGAACGACGCGGTGTTGGGCGTGGAGAGCTTTTGAGTCGCCAGGATGAGGCCGTCGGCGAACTTGCCCTGTTTGAACTTCGCGGCCATCGCGTCTCCGACTTGGCGTGTGAACTCGGAGGAGACGCAGCCCTGGGGGTACATGGAGATTCGCCATGCCCGCGGGTTGGTGGTGATGACGATCGCGAAGGCGTTGGTCTTGGTCGAGGACCACCCGGACATCGCGAGACCGTCGGCGCGGTGATTCAGTGGTTCGGCCAGACTGACGTGGGTCTCGATCCAGACTGGGGAGGCGTTGTTGACGACCTCGCGGACACGCTGGGCCTCCGGACCGAGGAGGTTGGCGTTGTCGACGAGCGTGCCTGAGTTGGCGATGAACGAGAGGAGCAGGATGAAGGATGAGAGGATGAGTTTCATGGTCGTGAACTTGTGAGGATCGTTTACACGTTGGGTTCGTCGTCCCAGTCGAGTTTGGCGTCCTTCCATTGGGAGGCTCCGCCGAGGTCGTCGAACAGGGCGCGGGCCTGCTTGGCGGTGGCGAGAGCGGATGCACGCTTGGTCTTCGCTTCTTCGAGCGACTGTTCGTGTCGGTCGATGATCTCGGCCTGCGTTCCCTCGCAGTGACCGTAGTTGCGCTGGAAGTCCACGGCGTTCATGGAACGCATGGCCTGGAAGCTCTTTTCGGCATGGGCGATTTCGGATTGGGAAGGAACGCCGCAGCGCGATACCGGCTTCATGCCTTCGAGGATGGCCTCGACGGCTGTGATGGCCCCGGTGGCGCTTTGGCTTTCGGGAACGTCGACGGTGAGTTCGTATCGGACGTGTTCGTAGTTCCCGAGGTTGAACAGGCGTCCGACGGTGATTTTCGAGATGCGGGAGTTCATGGATTACTTCAGGGCGTTGACAATGGAGCGGAACAGGGAGTCCTTCTTGCGTTGGAACTCGGGTAGTGCTTCGAACGGCACGATGCACGGGTGCTCCTTTTTGGCCGCGTCCTTCACCGGGCCGTACTGCCAACCGTCCTGTAGCTTGGCCACTACCCACGCATCGTGTAGGGCGGAGTCCGGAGCCTCGGGGTTGGACAGCGCGAACTCGACGCCTTGGATGGCGGACTCGCGTTGCCACGGTTCCGCTTCTTCCCACGGCTTTTGGGTGTGGTCGCCGTTGGATTCGCACCACGCTTTGTTGGCCGCGTGGCAGACTCGGGCGATGTTGGTGATGTTCGGATGCACTTCGATTGGACTGGGTTTGGTTTCAGAGTTCATGGTTGGTTCAGATGAGGATCGGAGGAACGGCGTCGGTGGTGTTGGGGACGAAGGCGCACTTGCCCTTGAGTGTATCCACTCCCTCGACGATCACGCGGTGGCCCGGGTTGGCGATGACCGCCAGACGGTTGGATTTTACCGAGGACAGACAGTCGATCATCACGATCGACTGTGCCGGGCCTTCGAGGTTGATGGCGCAATCGGCTTCGAGATCGCACTCAGACAGGCACAAGATGCGTCGGTCGGACTCGACGCCGCCGACCATGCGGATGTCCGCGTAGGTAGTGGCCATTGGGTTGCAGTCCCACAGGCGGGCCGATGTGTGGCCGGTGTCGTTGTAGAAGAAGTGGCGAGCCCCGGTGGAGTGGCAGTGTTCGAAGCTGACCGGTCCGATGTTCCAGAGTTCGGGCGGGAGTTGGACATTGGCGGAGAAGGCGAACCAGTAGTCATTGCCGAAGCACTGGACGTTTTTGACCAGAGGCAAATTGTGGGAATCCATCGGCTTGATCTCTCCCGTCGTCCTGTCCTTGAAGGTCGTGGCCAGCGGCTTGCTGCCACCGATCATGCAGCAGGAGGTGTAGGACCCGTCGACCTTGACGTTGAACACCACGTCACTCACGCGGATGCGGCCGGGCTGACCGTCGCTGGAGAGGAGGAAGCATTCGCTGCCGTGGGGCGACAGGAGCTTCAGACCGCGTTCGGTCGCGGTGTGGGTGTGCAGCCCGTGGCCACCGTCGAAGACGCCTCCGTGAAACTCCCAGTCGCCGCCGTCGACGAAGCGGACGCCCCCGGCGTTCCAATCACGGAAGTCCTCGTCGTTGACGATGAAGCGTGTGCCCTCGGCGAACACCCTGGAGGAGCGCCCGCACCAGAGCATGGGGATGTCGCGATCGGGGCGAGTGACGAGTTGGCCGGAATCGGTGTTGAGGGTGCGGAGTTCGGCTTCTCCGAACGACAGGTAGAGCCGACAGTTCTTGAGGTTCAGGTCGACCTCGGCGGCGAGCATGCGGTAGCCCAGGTCGGGGTAGGCCCAGGTGCCCGGGAGGTCGAGTTCGAGGTTCGCGGCGTCGATGAGGTCTCCGGGTTTGCGGGCGAGGCGTAGGACGTCGGCCAAGGCTCGTCGTCCGTCGGACTTGGTGAGGGTGTATTTCATGGTATCAGCGAGTGCAGTAGATGATGTCCTTGGTCCACCACGGACGTTCCCATGGAGGATTGGTCCGATACGGTGAATCGGAAGGAGGGAACAGCGGGCGCGATTGGCTTTCGCCGAGCGCGGCGTTGAGTTGGTCGCGCAAGTCCGCGGCCTGGGAGCGCGTGAGTGGGAACGACTGTCCTTTGATGCTGACGGTGATGGAGGACGTGACGTTCGTTTCCTTGGACTTGAGCGCCGATTCGATTTGTTCCTTGGATGGTGTCATTGGATCTTGGGTTTGAACTGGAGGCAGGAGACTCCGTAGAAGCGGTGGGTTGGTTGGGCGAGTTGCTCGCAGCGGCCGATGTCGAATTTGGTGGGGTTTGGTGTCCAGAAGTGGCAGAGGAGGCAGGATTGGATGGGGTGGTCCTCGGGACGACCGACGGAGCCCGCGGGCGCGTCCGCGAGCTTCCACTGGCGTCCTTCGAGGCGGCGGAAGATCACGTGACGATCGCCGGGTTATGAAGCTGCCTTGGCCTGGGCGGCGTCGGCGTCCTTGGAGTTGAAGTGTCGAACGAAGGCGATGAGTTGGTCGTAGGTGAGAGACTTAAGGGCCTCGGGAATCTTCGGCTGGATCACAGCATTCGGGTCGAACTTGGGCGTCTCTCGAACCACGCTGTCGTGGTCCGCCACGGGCACTCCGCCGTACTCCTGCTCGATCAGGAGGTCGATGAAGTGCTTGGCCTTTTCCAAGTCCTGTCGCCCGTTCTTGGAGCGGTGCCGGCAGACGTACTTGATGACCGAGCCTTCGATGTAGCCGATCTTGTTGCGGTTGATGAACTCGACGGGCTGGATGACCATGTTCTTGTAGTGGTCACCGCCGACTTGGGTTTGGGATGCGGGTTGCATGGTAGTGCTGGGTGCTGCGATGTACTGCTCTATTGGCCCCAAAAAAGCTCGTAGTTGAGCATGTTCTGCGGTTGGCAGTTGTAGGAGGTGCAATTTCCGGAGTCGACGAACGCGACCTGCAATTCATCCGGTCGCTGCCAGTTGAAGTAGACGGCCCACACGCACCACGAGTCTCCCGGCCAGAGGTAGCCGTTGGCGCAGACGTACTGGCCGTTGAGGGCGTTCCGGACGTACGCGGTGAAGCTGACCTGTTCGGCATGCCCGCCGGGCCACACGGCGTAGGGGATGCCGTAGTTCACGAACTCGACAAAGATGCAGTCGGTGGCCGTTCGCGCCGGGCTGTTGGGATCGGTCACGTGGTTGTCGGTGAAGACGTAGGTCGAGCCGGTGACGCACGTGGTTTGGAAGTTGTAGTGCTGGTGCGGCAGTCCGGTTTCACCGCTGGAGGTGTAGACGTTCTCGAATATCTTGTACGTCGGGAGCGGTGACGGGTTCGCCGGCTCGAAGTAGTTGGTGAGTCCGTTCGGTTCGATGTTGGGCCCCACGCTGTTGAACCAGAGCGTGCAGGTCTTGGACCACGCGGCGGCGTGGGAGACGATCGAGACGAACAGGAGGGACAAGATGATGATGAGGCGTTTCATGGTGTTGGTGTGGTTTGAGGTTTGGTTTGGTCTTCGGGGAAGGTGAGCCAGACGGTCGACCCTCAGACGATGCAGGTCATTCCGGATATTTGGTTGGTGGTGTGGGCGGATGAGACGTGGCCTTGCTCGCACCGAACGCGCCCGGCATCGAACCAACGCTTGGGGAGTCCGAACCACCGTGGTCCGCGTTCAGCGTGATCCGACTGCTGGATGTCCAGCGGGCGGGCCTTGGCCGGCATGCTCACTTGCGGATGATCTGGAGATTGATCACGGCCTTCGGGACTTCGCCCACGCCCGGGGTGGGTACGGGCGACCGCGCGTAGGTCCACTCGGACGTGCCGTAGAAGTTCGTGGCAGCCAATCGCCAGTCGATCTCGGCAGCCGTGTAGGGCTGGATGACCAGAATGTTCGTCGCACCCGCGGCGGCGCCCTGGGAGAACGCCCAGTTGGTGGTGCCTGCCGTGACGGTGGCCTTCTGGAGCACGAACCCCGTGGGCGAAACTCCGCCCGGTGGGTTCTGCCAGGAGACGAGCAGGACCATCATGGTCGGGTCGGCTGAGCGGGAGACGAGACCGAACAGGAGGACGACCGACAGGGTGGCGAGGATTTTGAGGGATGCTTTCATGGTGTTGCAATGTATGGCTTAGGTGGGCAAAAAAGGAGCACACTTTTGAGCGATCTTCTTCTCGCACTTCTTACACCTCGGGACGCCGATCGCCAGTTGCCGTTCAGCCCATGGATGCGGTGGTTTTTGGTGCACCCACGCTCCGCATTCGGATTTTCTGGCGTTCGGAGGACCGAATGTGCCGGCGTAGGCGTGCAGCCGAGTCGCGTACCAGTTGGGGAGCCATTTGTGCTCGGTGCTCATGGCATCTTGGCCTGGGAGTAGTTGTAGACCTGACGGACGCGCTCGCGGGTGAGGTCCAAGCGGCGACCGATTTCGGCGAAGGACAGACCGTCGACCTCGTGCATCTTGAAGACCCTGGCCTCGTCGGGGGATCGGCGGGGGAGTTTGAGTACCGCCATGCGCTGCTTCTCCGTCTTGGCCTCCAGCAGCAGGCCGAGGAGATTGAGGACGTTGGCGGGCATGCGGATGTTCCGCCCGTAGGAATAGAGGGCGGAGGCGCTGACGCCGAGTGCGCCGCAGAACTGGTACTTGGTGATGCCGGTCATGCGGAGACCCGCTTCGAGTCCTTCGGCGTCGGGCATGCGTTCGCCCGCGTCGTTGAGGATGACGGGGAATCCATGGCGGGAGTCGGGGTGGTTGAATGTGACCTTCATGAAATTGGTGTACCGATGTGGATTCTATCCACTTCCACGCCGTGGCTGTAGCTAGCATTACCACGACGCAGATTGGGCCTTGCACCCCGTCGGTACGAAATGGAGCACGCGGCGGGAATCGAACCCGCGACAGTCGGTTTGGAAGACCGACGCTCTACCAACTGAGCTACGCGTGCGATTCGAGCGGGCCGGGCTTGATACCGGCTGAGGATTTCCGTGGGTCGGCTGCATACATCGGCCGATGCGCTTGCTTGAGTGCCACGATTTTTCGCAGTGCAGGATACGCCCGCTTCCTCGGAACGATTAACCGCGTGTCCTTCCACGCCGCCGCTCGAAATCCGAAATCCGGGTCCGTGCTGTGACTTGCAATGGGCCGGGTGATGAACCCGGCTTGTAGCGGCACGTGCGCCCAAGCCCTCGTGGTCCGATACGATGGCGACCCGGAAAATCATGCTTCCTGTTTCTTTCCACCCGTCTTGGGTGGGCGCATGAAGCCGTGCTTGCACATCACTCCGATCATGCCCTGCGCGGACTTCGCTGCTTCCTTGGCCGTCGCGAGTTGGGCGCGGTGGCGGATGGCGTCCATCTTGTCCCAATGGGAGGTATCGGCCGACATGAGAGTCTCGTAGCGGTCGAGGGCGATGTTGGCGAGGTTGGCGAAACGCTCACCCAACCTCGTCACCAACTCGCGGTCCTTGGTCGACTCCTCCTCCGAAGTTGGAGACGAAGTCGATGGCGTAGTCGATCTGGTGTCGATCGGCTCGGAGTTCGTGGACGGCGCTGAGGATGAAGTCGTCATTTGAGTCGGAGTCGATGATCGAGCGTCCGGCATCAAGCACGCGCGATCTTTCCACCCGCAGTCGCGCCAGCATTGCCTGCTTTGTGCTGTTTGGCAGCGCGGAACGCCCGAGCGTAGGGACAGTTGGGATCGGCGGGGGCTCCGATTGGAATTTCGGGTCCTGTCCAAGCGAGCCCGTTGATCCAACAGCCACGAATGGAGAGGTTGAGGCAAGGGACTGGGGCTGGGCCGAGGACGATGGAGTATCCATAGATGACGGGCAGCCAGCCGCAGAGTGGGCGGCGATGAACGGGATCCCAAAAGCCGATCTCTTGGAACCGTTGTATGATGGGTGCGGCGTTCATTTCTGCTGCCGGTTCGGAGGTTGCTTTGTATTGCACCGACCGTCAAGCGAAAGGTTGAATAACCTCCAGTTGCCGGGGTGTCGATAGTTCTTGGGGAACTCGATGGTGGCGATGAAGCACAGGGCGTTTGGGTGGGAGGCGCGGACTCCGACCTTGCAGCGGCAGCCGCAGGGGATGCCGAACTCGCCGTCGAAGATGGCTGGGATGGAGAGCGTGGCGATGCCGTCGTGGTTTCCGCACACCCGGTGGACCGGGTCGTACATGGGGCAGGCGCGGCAGGCGCGGATGCGGTTACGCCAGAGGCCGAAGGGCGTGGTGGTGCGCCAGAGCATGAGGGCGCGGATGGGAAGGAGGAGTGCATCTCGGATCCACGGAGCCCCGATGGTACGTCGGTAGCGCATGCCGCGGATGCCCGCCTGGACGATCTCGACGTGGCGCCAGCAGCGGCGGGTGATGTAGCGGATGAGGTTCATCGCGGTTCGATTTCGTCTTCCTTGAGCCAGACGGTTTTTCGGTCGGAGTTGTCCCAGTAGGCGACCCGGTACTGCACGCCCAGGAAGTCGATGGTCAGGGCCTCGACCATGCCGGGGCGCTGCACTTCTCGGATGAGCACTCGTGCAGTTGCTCCACGCGCTCGCCTGAGCGCAATGCTTCGAACACTTGGCGCATCATGTGGTGACGCATCATGTTGTGAACCCTCCGTGATACTGGTTTTGCTGTTGGAAGAACGAGCCGCCGGAGTTCGGGATGGAATCGAGCGACACGGGTTTTTCGCGGCCGAGCTTTGCGATGGCTTGGCATTTCGACCTGTAGCAGCAGCGTCGTTTGCGCGAGACGTTGGCGATGCGCTTGAACTGGCGCCGGCAGTGCGGGCACTCCGCGGTTTCGTACGTGGGGGTTTTCATTCGTCGACAAGGTTATAGCCATTGACCCACCGATCGGGGGAGTCCGGCAGATTGACGCTGACAATGGCCGTCGATTGAAGATGGACGCTGCCGTCAGCGAACCTGATCTTCCTGTTTCGCTCCTCCTCGGCGTACTGCTCTGCCATGGCTTCGGTGGTTGCGATGCGCTCGCTGGTCCAGCAGGACGACCCAACGGGGCGCACGAACACGATGTAGTAGGTTTTCATGAGTTATCCGTCAATTATGTGAGCGACACCGACCTTGAACGCCTCGAACTCGCGCTGGAGTCGGAGGAGCGACGCCTCGGCTTCGAGGCGCAGGCGGTGCTCGGCATCGCGGTCCAAGATGGCCTTGTCCAGTCTGGCTTGAGCGGCGCCAAGGTCCGCACCAAGGCGTTGAATGATCTCGGCATCGGATGTGGCGTTGCGTTCGGCGAGTTCGGCCTTCAGCGCATCGCGATCGAGGCACGCACGTTCGAGTTGGTCCTTGAGCTTCTGGACGTACTGGTCGTCCGACTCGCGAGCGTCCGCCAACTCGAAGTTCTCCAGCACGTTCTGGACCTTCACGTGCTTGAGTTGCTGGGTGCTTTCGTTCCGGAGGTAGAGCATCAGGTGCCCCCAGTGCTCCTTCGCCGTGAGTTCGACGGTGTACCGGCGCTGGTGCTCCGGTCGGACGCCTTTCTTGATGAGGCGTGTGCCTTTGACGAGGTCTTCGGGTTTCATGGGTTTTGCTGGATCAGGCGTTTGAACTCCTCCCACTGCCGGAGGATCTTCTGGTCGGTTTCGAGCATGTGCTGGAACTTCGCGCATCCGTTCATCACGGCCCCGTGGTCCTTTCGCTCCATCACGTCGCGGATGACGGTGTAGGAGAAGCCGAGTTCGCGGAGGTATCGGTAGCAGGCGAAGCGAGGGACAACCTCCCACATGGACCTCCGCTGGCTGGTGATAGCCTCGGGCGAGATGTACCAGACGCGGGACGCGGCTTCGACGCAGCGGGAGAAAGCGGACTGGGCAATGGCGAGGCTCACGGCTTCACCTCCGGATAAAGCTCCTGCGCCTTCTTCGCGATTTCGGGGTGAGCTTCGAGCAGTGCGTCCAGAGTCTTGTACGACTTGGCCTTCTTCTCATTGATCCCAAATTCACGAACCGCCTTTCCCGGCTTTCCGTTCCGGTACTTGGTCGTGATGCAACACGCGAGGTTCAGTGGCTCGTTGATGTAGTCGAGGTAGTGAACCGTGGTGCAGTTCATGTGCATCACCATTTTGAACGGGATGCGCTTCGCCAGTTGCTCCAGCGCACTCACGGCTTCACCTCCGGGGAGTTGGCCTCCCACACGAAGGTTGTGGTTCCGTCGATTCCGACGATGACTCGATTGATCGCCGCGGCCCTGACCACCGCGTCGATGATGATTTCGCCCTTGGATTTTTTCATTGGGTTTTGGGTTTGAACGCCGCTTGGAACGCGTCGTGGAATCGGTAGTAGAAGATGCCGGTAAGGTGGTTGCGGACGACCGACGGCGCCTTCTGGTTGTGCAGGCGTGGGGCTTGTCGCCTCGGAATCTCCACGAGGTTTCCCCACTGGGATTGCCGGACCCATATCAGCCCGGCCCAGGTGGGGATCTCATCCACGTCCACCAACTCCGCGGGCGTGACGTACCAGAACTGAACCTGGCCGTCGGTCGATCCGTTGGCCAACAGGCTGTGCTTGGTCTCACGCGCGGCGTTCGGCATGTGGGATTCGTATGGCCTGACCGTTCGGTCCTTCAGGCGGTCGGCCGCGAAGTCTCCCTTGCTGATCTTCACCTCGTACTCGCGGAAGAACCCGGCCTCCGTCAGTTCGAACACGTCGCACTCCCACCAGCGGGTCGGGGTGTAGCGCGGGCACACGGTGGAACGGCGATACCGTTCGGCCATGATGCGCTGGATGATCTGGTTCTCGTTCATCGTGGGATGTCCTCGTCCGAAACCTTCGCCGCTCCGGTGAATCGTTGGACCCGCTTGTGGAAGACCAAGCGCACGTCGTTCCCCGAGTCGCCCTCGCGCTGTTTCGGAACGAACATGTTCACCGGAACGATCTTCCGGATGTTCTCCTCCTCCTGCTTCACCGGGTCCTGGGTGGCGCGGTAGAGAATCCCCACAAACGACGCGTCGGCCTCGATGCGCCCGCTCTCGTTCAGGTCGGACATGCGGGGCTTGCCATCCCGCTTCTCCGCCTCACGGTTGAGTTGGGCTAGGACGATCACGGGGATCCGGAGTTCCTTGGCCATGCGCTTCAGCCCGGTCGACACCTCCGCCACCTCCGCCTGACGGTTGTCCGCGGCCTTGCGCGACACCCCGCCCACGAGTTGCACGTAGTCGACGATCAGGAGCTTCACGTGGTCGTCGTGGGCCATACGTCGGGCCGCGGCCCTGATGCTCCGGATGTCGTGGTCGCTGTTCTCGTCGATCACCAGCTTCGAGTCCCTGAGTCGCCCCACCGCGTTGACCAGCTTCGGGATGTCCCGCTCGTCCAGCAGGTGGTCCCTCGCCGCCCGGGAGTCCACGTCCGCCAAGTTCGCGGTCATCCGGATGCCCAGGGCTTCGGCCATCATCTCCAGGGAGAAGATTCCAACGGGAATCCCGAGTTCGACCGCGTTGTGGAGCGCGATCTGGAGCGCCAGGGCGGTCTTTCCCGCCGCCGGACGACCGGCGAGCACCACGATCTCACCCTCCTGCCACCCGCCGGTCAGCCGGTCCAAGTCCCCGAGGCCGCTGAAAATCCCGGTGCGCTGGTCGTTGTGCTCCCGGTCGATCCGGTTCATCACCAGTTCGGACAGCCGGGCGCCCCGGACGAACTCCGTGGCCTGCCCGTCCTTGATCTTCAGGATCTCGCTCTCCACGTCGTGGATGACCGTCTCAACCTCCGACGCCTCCTCGTAGGCCCTGCACACCGCGGCGGAACAGACTTGGATCACCCGGCGGGTCTTCTGCTTCTCCACCGCGATTTCGAGGTAGTAGCCGATGTTCGAAGCCGAGGGGATGCAGTCGAGGATCTGGTTCAGGTAGGTCAGACCGCCCACGGCCTCCAACTGCCCGTGCTCCCGCAACCGCTGCTGCACCGTGATCAGGTCGATCGGCATCGACTGGTCGTACATCGAAACCAGGGCGGCGAAGATCGCCTGATGCCGGAGGTCGTAGAAAATCGTCGCGTCCAGCCGGGGAACCGCCCGGGTCGCCTCGGGGAAGGCCACCCACGGGTCGGTCATGAGGCACCCCAAAATCCCCCGCTCGGCCTCCTCCGAGTGGGGCGGCAGGCGGTCCAGGGGGCCCGAGGGCTGTTTTTTGGCGTCAGACATGTGTGGTAAACGCAAGACGTAGGGGTCAGGGGCTTCGCTGGGAGCGTCCTGACCTCATCCGAGGGTGGAGAGAGCGGCTTTTGCCTTCGCGAGCTTCTGGCGAAGGGCCTCAAGTTCGTCCCGCATGGCCTGGGTCACGTTCTCGCGGATGTAGCCGGCGGCAGGGGGGTTTGCCGGATGTTTGGCGTAGGCCTCCTCCAACAGCTTGATCTCGGCCATGACCGATGCCTTGGACTGCACGGCCTCCCGTGGGGCGTACTGCGCCGGGTCGTCGAGGTAGCGGGAGTTGCCGAAGAACAGGACGGGGTCGGGGAGGAATCGCCCGGGGGTCGGACCCTGATGCCCGTGGGCCGCGACAATCGCCTTGGTTCCGGACAGAACCACATCCAGCCCGTCCCGGGCGATGGCCGTCCGAATCGCCATCTTCGCCTCCAGCGTCTTCACCTTCTTCGGCCAGACCGACCAGACGGCTTCGACAGCCCTCAGCGCATCCGTCACGTCACCGTTTGGCGTCTCGGGCTGCTCCTCTTTAGGATCTTCATTGTACGGAGGAGACGAAGATCCCTGATCCCTGATCCCTGATCCATTCCCTGATCCATTCAGGCGCGAGCCCTCGCGAGCCCTCGCGAATTTCAGTGATAACTTGTCAAAAAAATCAAACGGAGATGCGGCGTGCCTACCTCGATTGCACGCCCTGCAAGACAGCACGATGTTTTCCACAGATCCATCTCCGCCAGAGCTTTCTGGAGTAAAGTGGTCCAACTCAAGATCCGGGAAAATAACCCACCCAGCCGGCTGATCGAACCAGTGGATCAACCCCTTTGCTCCACAGAAATAACACTCAGCCTCAATCTCCATCCCAGGAGAGCATCCGTACTTCCTGGCAACCCCTCGGCGAACCTCGTTAGGTATCGCGAGCTTTCGCGAGCCCTCGCGAGCCAACTTTGAATTCGATGGGTGATCAACTCGCTGGTGCTCCTTCCAGTGGGGGATTCTTAGCACCGTGCGTCCTTCTGGTGTAAGGAACCTTTCCAGCCTATCTGCGGCGATGAGTGTCTCCAACCAGAGCGACACCTTTGCGTCGGGGTCGCCAGGGAATAGGAGCATCTTGATTTGGTTGGCGTCGTCAGGGAGCCACCCGTGATCATCGGACACATTCCACAGCCCTATGTAGAGCAATCGGACATCCCTCGGCATGGATACCATTAGGGAGTCCGTCCAAAACTCCGGCTTGATGGTGCGGATTCTCATAGAAGCCTTCCTTGTGAAACCTCGCGGCGAATGCGGTCGACGGCTGTTGCGAAATGGGTGGCGTCGCGCTCGATTCCGATAAACCGTCGAGCACCACGCACGCAGGCGATGCCAGTGGTTCCGGATCCCATGAACGGGTCCAAAACCGTATCGGTGTCCACCGACCACCACCGCACCAAAGCCGCCATGTGAACCGGGCTTCGCGGGCAAGGGTGGTTCACTTTGCGCTTCGACTTGGGCTTAACTTCCGTCGTAACCCTCCCAGGTATCAGGCCGCGACCCGGAGGGATGGCTCCGAACGCGTACGCAATCTCGTCTCCACCAAGCAGTCTACCTCGATAGCCTGGAACGGCGTACGGCAACGACTGTGTTCTGATGAACGGCTTATTCGAAGGGACCGCCCGGTTCAGCCACCTGGGATCAGAGTCGAAACCAAGAATCACCACCCACGTCCTGGCGCCGTCCATCGCCGCCAGGGCTCCGTAGAGCAATCCGTGTTGAAGGCCGTCGGATCCGGCGAGCAAGCCGGGTGGGCAGTTTGGCCACACCGGATCCGTGATTACGACGTTCGCCTGAACGGGAAGGCATTGAAGCGCATCACCGTGGATGAGTGTGCATTGGCCTACTTGGACGGTCTCCGTGGAGGATTTGGGGTCGGAGAGCATTGCGTGGTTCAGTTACGGCGTCCTGCACTTGATGTGCAACGCAATACGTTCGAGGTACGGCAGAGGGATGAGGCCGCTGGTCAGCCGGAAGACGGTCCAGCCGGCCAGCGCCGCCTCGTTGTACTTGGAGCAGTCGGCTTCGAATCCGGAGCCGCGGGTGTGGCGACCGTTGGTCCAGTGCCCCCCTTCGAGTTCGATCGCGACCTTGGCCTTGGGGAAGGCGAAGTCGAATCGCCACCGTCGTTCGGGATGGAACTTGAACTCCGGTTCGTACGCCGGGCCGTTGATTGCCCGCCAGCGGAACATGAAGTCGCGTTCGAGGGTACTGGGTTGGCGGGCGCTCATTTGGAGTGAGTGTCCGTGATGAGTTGGTGTATGGCGTATCCCCGTGGATGAATAGCCGTTGGGAGGTTGTGGCACAGGCCAATCACCCCCATGACAAGGATCACTAACCCAAAGACGATAGCGTGTTCATCCGCATCCTTGGTGGTGGCCACGCCGAATCCAAAAAACAGGGCAGCCAGTGAAGCGATGGACCAACAGATGGCCGAAACAACGAACCACTGCGCGTACGCCGCGACGACCATTTCCGCATCTAGTGTCATCGGGTTCATCGTGTCGAGACCTCCACGGCCTGGAAGATGCGGAGGCCCGGGATTTCGCGCAGTCCGTCGTCGCCGCGGATGAGCGAGTTGATCTCCGATGCTTTCTCGGAGAGCGTGACGAGGTCGGGTCGGGCGGCGTAGAGGGCGCGGATGTCCACGACCTCGTACTTCCACGGCCGGCGCACCACCTGACCTTCGACCTTGCGCGGCACCGTCGCCGCGAGGTTCTGGCAGAGCACGTTCTGAGTCGCCACTTGGGCTGCCTCCACCACCGCCTGCGTGGCCTTGGTGACGGCCTGACGAACCTCCTCCGCCGTCTTGTTCTTCGCCTCCTCCGCAGCCTCAGCCGCGGCTCGGGCAATCTCCGCCTGCTTCTGTCGCTCGATCTCCGCAAGTCGCTCCTGTTCCACCCGGCGGAGACGGGCAGCCTCGTCGTCCAGCTTCTTCTGGTACGCCCCGAGCTTCAGGCTGATGTCCCGGGCTGCGAGCTCGAGGTCCGACGACGCCTGACGGGCGATGGCGTCGATGCGCTTGCACAGTTCGAACGGTCGTTCCTTCACGTCCTTGCGGGACTTCTCGATCGTTCGGATCATCGAGTTCAGTCCGGACAGGACTTCGGTGGCGAACCCCTGTTGCATGGGGCTTTCGACGGCGCCGATACCCCTGGCGCGTTCGAGCGCCTGGGCCTTGGCCTCGGCGAACTGACTGTCCATCGCGAGTTTCGGTTCGTCGAACCCGCTGAGGACGATGGCGGTGGTCTCGGTGCTCACTCCACCACCTCCTTCTGCGACTCCACGGCGTCGCGGATGGCGTTCTCGAAGCCCTTGGCCGTTTCCTTGCCCAACTCGCGGAGCAGCCACTCCTTCGCCCGCTTCCCACCCTTGGCCACCGCGTCCTTACGCTGCTTGTACGAATGGCCTTCCACGTCCAGGCGCTCCGAGATGGAGTTGCCGCCCACCCGCAGGTCCAGCGCGGTGTACCACTGGCCCTCGTGTCGACCGAGGCAGAGCTTGCCGTACGACTCCTCCGCGATCGGCCACAGGTTGATCTCTACCACGTTCTCGAACTGCGCCTTGTTCTGGATCAGCTCGACTTGGTAGTCGCTGGGATCCATGGTCTCGGTCAGCAGCACCACCGCGTCCTTGGCCTTCGGGTCCACGCCCTCGGCGTAGTAGTCCTTCAGGCCGTCCTTCGCCCGGTAGACGGCGAAGACGCTCATCTCGCGCATTTCGAACTTCGACTGGATCTTGTCTCCGAACAACGCGGCCTCGGCTTCCTTCGTGTCGAGGCGCGACTTGTACTGCGACTTGATGCTGGTGAACTCGTTGTCGATCGCCCGGTAGTCCGACAGAGCGGCCGACAGTTGCTCGCCCAGGCGTAGGAGTTCTTCCTTGGTGAACTCGTGCCTGATGGGTTTCTTTTCGATCTTCTGATTCATGGTTTTTGGGTTTGGGTTGGGTGTGGGTTACTTGGGTTGAGGTTGGGAGAAATCCCGGTTGAAGACGTTGCGGGCGGCGATCACCTCCGACTCCGGCTTCTGCGTCATGTCCGCGATCTGCGCAGTCGTCATGCCACGGGCGAGGTATCGCTTCACCGCGTAGATGAAGCCGAAAGCCGGACGAAGGATGCGCTGCTTCTGCTCGGCGCGGCGAATCTTCGACTGCTTGTACGAAGACGACATGCGCTTGGTCCACTCCTTCCACTTGTCCGCCCGCATCCATCGCTCCTGCGTTCGTTTCTCGACGTAGCACTCGAACACCCATTCGGCGCAGGTCGATATGTCGCCTCTCCGATACAGAACGGTCGGGTCGCGCATGATGGTTTTGGTCGCGTGCTCAATCGCCGCCCCGTGTTCAAGGTGACTGTGGAACTCCTGCTCGGTGATCTCTTTCATGGTTGGGATTTAGGGTTGGGTTGGAAGTCAGTGCTTGAGTCGGGTCCGTCCGAACAACATGGAGTTGCCAGACTTGGGTCGGCGCGGGTGCGGCTTCAACCCACGTTCGCGCGGCGCTCGGTCCAGCCGGATCAGTTGGCCCGAATCGAGCAGCCGGTACTCGCGCCCGTCGCGGGACACGATGTCCTTCTTACTCTTGTCCCGACGCCACTCGCCTTGGGTGGAGCAGAGGTACTCGCCGAGCGGGGTGGGGTGAAGCCGAGGAAGCTCGGCACGGAGTTTCAGTGTGTTCTTGGATGCCATGGGTTTTGGGGTTGGTTGTCTTTCCAATGAGCCTTCCCGTGGCACTTGGTACACAGGAAGACGACTTCAAGTGGTTTCGAGTAGTCGGGGTGGTGCATTTGCAACTTCCCCGCATAACCGCAGTGCTCGCAGGAGGTCTTGCGCTGAATACGGCCAGACAACAGCGCCCGGCGTGCCTGCTGTTGAGCCATGCGTTTTTCGGGATACTTGATGGACCATCTCGCTTGCGCGCCCGGTGACAGCGTCACCTTTCCGATCATGCGATACGCGAGTTGTTTGGCGCGACAGCGCGCCCGCTCTTGGGCAACCCCGCCGGATCGGCTTTGAGTATTGAAACGCGATTGGCAACGTCCGTTTTGGTGCATGCCTTGCACTTGCCAAGTCTGCCATCTGCCATCTGTGGATGGCTGTAGAAGTCGTCTAACGGCAAAGTATTGCCGCATTTGAAACAACGCTTCATGGATCAAAAAGGACAATCGTCCGGCTCACCAGCCGCGTCCGGATTCGGCGATGTCGTAGGCTTCGGTTGCGTTCGCGATGCGGGTGCGGCGCCAGGGTCAGACTCCTCGCGCTTGCCGCCCACGAACTGGAACTCCTCCATCAAGAGGCTGATCTTGGTGCGCTTCGCCCCGGTGGACTTGTCGTCCCACTGGTCGAGCTTCAGGCGTCCCTTGATGAAGATCGGGCTGCCTTTCTTGAAGTGCTGGCCGACGAGTTCGGCCTGCTTCTGGAAGGCCGTGACGTCAAGGAACAGCGTCTCCTCGTTCTCGGAGCCGTCGTCCTTTTTGAACTTCCGACTCGTGGCGATGCCGAAGTTTGCGATGGCCACTCCCTTGGGCGTGAACCGAAGCTCGGGGTCTCGCGTGAGTCGTCCGCCGATGATGCAGATGTTGACGTTCATTGATTAGAGTCCTCGCTTGTTCGAAGGCTTTCGGGTGTTCCGTCGGGCGATGACGTACGGATTGCACGGGGGGCACTGCTTCACAGGTTCTCCTTCGTGGTCCAGCGGTTGAAGCCGACGATCTGCGGTTCGAGCGGGTACGCCGGCCACTCGTTGGTCTCGACGCACCGTTGGAACAACGTGAACTGCTCCTCGTTCTTATCGTCTGCGATGCGCAGCGCCTCGGTGCTCACCTGATAGCAGGCGGAGAGGTACGGGGGGCGCTTCTCCAGCAGGAAGAAAACGAAGGTGTCGCGCTGGTCTTTCGGAAACAGATGGTTCCACAGCTTGAGATACCACGCGGCCTGACGGACGTATCCGCGGTCGGCGAGGTACTTCCGCATCGCCTCGGGAGACGCGTCCTCCACGGTCTTGATGTCCCCCAGGTAGTTCCCGACCGGCACCGCATCGACCCGGGCCTTGCGCATCAGCGTGTCGGTCGGAAGTTGGGCGAACAGGCTGACCTCGGTCATTGCCCCGCGCAGGGCGTCGCGGATGAATTGGTTCGTCGCCGCGGCCTTGACGCACCCGCCGAGCGACTCCCAGTCCTTGGCCGGCACGATGAGCATGCCAGCCTCCTCGCGCTGCGCCCGCCACGCCTTTCCCTCGCGGGTGGCAAAGGACATCCCTTCGGGCTTTATCGCGATGCGCGAGAGGGGGACTTCGGGTTCTAGGATTGCCCGATGGATGAGCGAACCCAGGATCATCTCCGGCGTCTCCTCCTCTTTGTCGCGTGGGGCGAGCACGTGCGCCGGGGTGGGGTACATCAGCTTCAGCGTTGAGTTGTTCACTCCATCTGCGTCGCGGTAGGCGTTGAACGGGATGTCGAACGCGCCTTGCTCGCCGTCGGTGTATTGGGTGGGGAGGTTCATTCGCCGTAATTCCGGTTGATGATCTTGAACCCCAAAGGCCGACCGATCCCAGAGGAGGGCATTCCGACTGGGCGAATAACGATGCCCTCGGCTGGCTTTCCGCTGGGGAGCACTTGTCTGTCCGCCATCTCCTGACACTCCGCGAGCGTCGCTGGCGCCGGACCAAGGAATGGAACTTCGTTGGGCAATCCGATGCCGTTAGCAGTCCACTTTCCGCACGGCCACTTCACTTGGAACACGAACAGAGTTGGCTCGGACAACCCGAGTTGGTTCCCTTGGATTCCAGGCCCCATCAACTCGCCCTGAACAACCCACTGTCCAGGCAGAGCACCCCAGTTGATCTTGCGCGCCGCGTACCAAAAGGCGTTGCCAGGATCTTCCACGAGATCGACGTTGCGAGAGCACACGTGTTTGATCTTGTTGTTCTGCACGATGACGGTACAGGACGACCCGTCGAGTTTGAGTGTGGCGAAACAGGGGTTGGCTAACACCGCCTCGACCAAACGCGGATTCGAGAGACCGTTGTCCTCGTCTGTCTTGGGCGCCAGATAAGACGGGAAGTTGCCGCGTTGGGTTCCGGAGAGCGCCAGCGGGATCTCTTTCTCGTACTTCTTCACCCCGAGTTCGCACCCGACATCGGATCCCTCATGCCACACTCGCCCACCGGGAAGGATGGATGTAGGGAAGACGATGCCCTGGCTGTACTCGCCGCGGAGTTTGATCGTGCGGACTCGCAGCTTGTCTCCCAAAAACTCGGTCCACGGTTCCTTCGGTAAAATCGTGTCGATCGGCACGAAGACGATTTGGTCGCCGGGCTTGAACTCTCCCTTCTTCACCACGCACTGCCACCCAAGCACGGTGGCAAGTTCGAGGCGCTCGGCGTTTGGATGAGGCTTGATGCTGACGATGGATTCGATGCTTGCGGTTTTCATGGAAGGAAAGTTTGGGCCTCGGTTTCGGGATTGCCCGGCCAGAGATGAGGCCCGTTGTCTCTGATGCGCCCGCGTATGCTCGGGTGCCGGTAGCGTGGACATGGACACTCGCACTCCCGAAACTGGTGCGACCCACGTGACCCGCGGGAAATCAGTTGGCTTTCACCTCGGCGATGAACTCCGCCTCGTGCTCCACGATGTACTTGGCCTGCGCCGGGTGGTTCTTCTCGATCTCGTCCAGACTCCCGATGGTCTCGGTCGCCGGCCACAGGCGGTGGATGGCATTCAGCGCATCGGACTCACCGATCTGACGGTCGGCGCACCACTGCGCGAACGATGGCGTCGCGGACTTGGCCGCGCGTGCCTGCTTGGGCTTGGTCGTCGCGGCCGGCGCGGGCTCGCTGACCGTCGCCTGTGGTGGAGCGGATTCGGTGGGTGGAATGTTCCGAGCCACGGTCTCGGTCTCGACTTCAATCGTGGGTCCGTCCATGGCCTCCTCAGTCGATCGGAGTCCGCGCAGCGCGTCACCAAACTGGTCCCGCAGGGCAAAGGAGCGTGCCCGCATGCGCAGCATGCGACTCGGGTATTGTTTCCACGGACCGACCTTTCCCCACAGGTCTGCGGACTTGGCGTCAGCCACGCTGAACGACTGTTCGGACGCTGCATATCCCCGCCGTTGGACGCGGCACACCGCGACGAGGTTGTCGGGGTAAGCAGTGGGATTGCGCGGAAGACGCTTGCCGTCCACCTCGTACCATTCGGAAAACTCGGTGAGATCGCCGGTGGATCGGACAACCGCGAGTTGCGCGTCACCCCAAATCGAAGGGCGACCGTTGATGACCGCAATGTTTTGCAGTGCGGCCATCGGGGTCAGACCCACCTCAAGCCCCATCTGGATTGCGACGAAAATGGCCTCGGGAGTGGTGATGCCCTTCGGGGCCAATCCGGACGCCGCGACATACTTGCTGAAGCGCCACAGTCCATCCAGATCGGCGAACACCAGACCGCGCGTTCCCATCGGAACCACGGCCTTCGGTGCTGTAGGTTGCACTTCGGTGGACTGCACCTGTTGGGACGACGGCTCTGCTTGTGTTGCAGTAGCCATACTCGACGTTGACGATTCGTTCATGGTTCGGTAGCTTTCGGCTGTTGCGGGATTTGGGTTGGAGGCCCCCGGGTGTCCGGGGGCCTTTTCCGTTACTGCGGCACCACGCCGCGGAAATCAGGGTGGGTATTGGCAAAGGCCAATGCGGCTGCAACGGAATCGGTTAGGGTCAGCCGGAATCGTCGGGCAATCTGCTTCCTGTCCGAATCCGTCTTCTTGCTCATCCAAAGGAACGCGCCCTTTTTCGTACGTCCTGTTGCGGGGCGCCCGACCTTTTTGGGGTGTGGCGTCGTCATGGGAATTAACGTATAGCCGTGTATTGCACCCGACAATATCAAACTTCCACTTGACGCCAAATGTTATAGCCGTAAATTCAGAATCGAAAGGCCCACTTGGGCAAACGCGAGGTTCGTATGACCAACAAAAAAGCAACTACCTATAGATTGGGGCGCCCTGTCGTCGATGAAATCAATCGCATTTACGAGCGGTCGGGGCGCTCGAAAACCTGCATCATCGAAGACAGCGTGATGTTCAAGCGCCAGTTCGGCGAGGAGGCGGAGGCGGTGTTGAAGCGCATGGCCGACAAGTACAACTTGCATCCGCGCAAGGTCATCGAAGTGCTGCTCCTGAAGGCCGGTGGCGCCAAAACGCTCACGCTGCCTTTTAACCTGCCTCTCGCTGCGTAACGACCCTAGCGATGAGGCATCACGTGGATGGAGCCGACCATGATGGCCTTGACAGTGCTCTCGCCGAGATGGCTGACTTCCACCGCCGCGAGGCAAGTGGGGTCGTAGCTCAGTTGGTAGAGCACCACAATGGCATTGTGGGTCGGCGCTTAAGTAGTTCCCAGGAAGATCCGATACCCGGTCGTGATCTGCGCCAACTCATCACTTTGTACCCACTTCCGCCCCACTGCTCCTGCCCCGGATTTTCCACCGCCGTGTCCGCAGTTCTAAGGGCGAAAGAGGCGGCGAAGCGGCGCCCGGCCTACATCGCCAGCCTCCGCCAGTACCTCACTCAGTTTTGCCGGGGTCGAGAAACCCAACAGGTCTCGACCATCAATGCCCAGGCGATCGACGAGTGGTTCGCGTCACGAACAGAATCACCGTCGACCATGGCTTCGAACGTCGGCCGGCTACGTTCCCTCTTTTCCTTCTGCAAGCGCCGCGGCTGGATCCGCGAGAACCCGTGCGATTTCATCGAACGCATCACGGTGGAGCGCCGTCACCCGCGCATTCTGACGGCCAATGAGTGCGCCCGTCTGCTCCAACTGGCGGACACCCGCATCCGCGCATGGGTGGTTCTCGGGCTGTTCGCCGGCCTTCGACCGCTGGAGGCGTCGCGCCTCACCTGGGCCCATGTGCGTCTCTCGGGCGACCCGTGCATCGTCATCGACGCCGCGGCCTCGAAGGTCCGAAGTCGGAGGGTCGTGCGGCTCAGGGATCCGGCTCCGGCGTGGCTGTCGCTCGACCGCCAGGAATCGGGACCGATCGTCTCGTCCCACTCGACCCTTCGCCGGGCCCGCCGATCCCTGGCCACCGCCGCCGGCATCACCTGGGACCAAGACATCCTGCGCCACACCCACGCGAGCATGCGCCTCGCCGCTGGGGATTCGGCGGACACGGTCTCGCGCGACATGGGCAACAGCCCCAGGGTGTTGCTCTCCCACTACTACGAGATGATCGGGCCGGAGGAGGCTGCAAAATTCTGGCGGATTGTCCCACATGATGCGGGGTACGGACGTGAGGAGAGGAAGTAATGCGGGGAACCAGAACCTTAATCGGAGGGAGGGAGGAGTGAGCGATAGCCCACCCATCCGGGGAAGGCTTCGCTCACGGACCTTAACCGTCGGTCGGTCGTCGTTCGCTTTTCACTCGGTATTCGGGCGCGTGGCTGTCTGCGTAAACCCTTAGCTCTTTCGCGGCATCCGAGGCCCCACTGGACACCCAGTGGCCCATTAAGCGGTGAGGTGTGCTGCCCGCTCCATGCTTGCACAGCGTTGGGCGCCCACGATTGGCCGCACAAGACTGCTTGGCGCCGAGGCATATGTGGTCCCCCGGAGACTCTCCTTATTGCCCGGGAAAGAAGAACCCCGATCCGCACGCATGCGAATCGGGGCTCGGTAAATTGGCGACCGGATAAGAGACCCTTGGCAGGGTTTCCGGGGCGTTGCCATCCGCTGGCCGGACCGGTCGTTCGAGCCACTCGCCTCTTATAGCGAACGGACGCTCACAAGAAACACCAGCGGGCTTCGGGGTGCAATACATTTCTGGACCCAACCACTACATGTAGGCTACGTGCCACCACAAGTAACCCACAGGTTGCATTTGCAACGTGACAAGGGGTGCGCGTTAGGTGTATGGGTTTGCGCGTATGGCAGACGAGATCCAGCCCACGCAACCCGTTCAGCCGGTTCAACCCACCCCGCCTCCAGCGCCCGCGCAACCGTCCGGAAACTCCGGAGAGTTCGCGGTTTTCCACAAGGCCGACCTCTATCAAGGGGTTTCGGCGTACGACCGCGACAGCGAACTCCTGGCGTCCTTCGGCATCCGCCGCAGCCCCGAGCCGGTTCGCCCGGTCATCCCCGACCCGGTCTTCCCGCCGCCCGAGACTCCGGATGCCCCTCCCGCCGCCGGCACTCCGCCTCCGGCACCAGCGGCACCCGCGGCACCCGCGGCACCCGCAACCCCGGCGCCCGAGACTCCGCGGGAACCGAAGAAGCTCGACCGGCTGAATCCCGATGAGTTGGCGAAGAAGATCGCCGAGGCTATCAAGCCGCAGACCACCGAGACGCAGCCGCCCTCAACTCCGCCAGCGGCCACGCCCAATCCGGACGACCCGTTCGAGCTTCGCCGGGAGGCGGTGAAGATCGCCAGCGCACGTCCGCACTACAAGGGGCAGGACATCGTTGGAGGGAACGATCGGTACACGAAGTTCTACACCGACTACGTGGAGAACTGGACCAAGAACAACCCTGGAAAGGACTTCGACGAGAACGCTCCTGAGCACGTGGCGGTCTTGGAGCAGCACAAGCCGAACATCGACGAGGAGGAAATCCAGCAGATTGAGACCGAGATCAAGATCAACCGGATTGCCGAGGCCAAGGTCGACAAAATCTTCCGCGAGCGGGAGCAGCGGGAGTTTGGGGTCAGGTTGGAAGGCGAGGCTGCGGGCGCTGGAATCATCGCCGAGACCGACGTGGTGTCCCAGTTTGGCGTGGCGAACTTGGAGGAACTGAAGGCAAAGGACGCATTCGCCTATGCCCTGGCCCAACCCGCGGCGGTCAAACTGAAGTCCGTGGCGGAGCGGGCCACCAAGTCCCTGACTCCCAATTCGCCATTCCAGCCGGACGCCGAAATCTTGCAGATGGTCGACGTGTTCGAAACCCTGGCATCCCAGGCTCAGGCATCCGGATCGTCCGTGGAGTTGGACGGTCGCAAGTTCATTCCTCGTTCCGAATACGAGAAGCTGCCGGCGGATAAGCGTTCTCAGTTCTTCTCATTTCGGTACGAGCCAGCGGCATTCATGGCCACCGCTTTGGCCCACGGGAAGCAGAACATTCAGCGCATCTACCAAGCCGCCCGCGGAACCGCTCCCTCTCCCGCTGCACCGGCCGCCCCACCAAAGCCGCCGTCTCCGACGGTCACGGTGGTTCCTCCGCCCACGACCGAGCGCATCCCCCTCGGGGGCGGGTCATCCAACGCCGAGCCCACTGGAGGCAGCGGGCGCTTCCACTTCGTCTGATGCCCACCAAAGTCCATCCGGCGGTGGTGCGGGCGATCTGCCAGAAGTCTAACTCGCAGATCGCCCAGGCCATCGGCATTCCCATCCGCACGCTCCAGAAGTGGATTGCCGACGGGTGGGGGGCGTGGCGCGTGGCGCTGGCGGATAAATTCTGCTCCTGCTGCGGCCTGGACTTCTGGCGGCTGGATGTGACGGAAGAACAGATGGCCCGGGTTAGGTGGTCCTACCCTGACCGAAAGATCCACGTCGCGTTGAAGATGCACTTGGCTGCCAACAAAATGCCGACGACCAAGGCAGCCATCGCGAAGTTCGCAGCCCAACTCGACGATGCGCTCGATCGGCGAAAGGAGGCCCGGTGTGGCTCCCCCCACTGACGGACCTCCAACGACAGTGGTATCTCAACGAGAAGCGTAAGCGGATCCGCATGGTCTACGGGGCGCGATGCTCCGGAAAGACCATCGGTGTCGAGCAGGCGTGGATGCACCACGGGTGGCACAATGAGGCCCGCGTGGCTTTCATCACCCGCACCAACCGCCAGGGCAATTTCGGCATCTGGCCGGAGTTCACAGAGGGCACGTTCGGGATCTGGAACAACGCCGGCATCGGTTCGAACGAGGCGGACTTCGGGTGGGCGCGTCAGCCCTGGCGCGACAGCATCAGCAAGATCGAGCAGTGCCAGATTTTCAACAAGTACGGCACCCGCTCGACCTTCGTTCTGTTCCCGATCGAGAAGGCGAAGGAGGCGCGGGACAAGCTGCTGTCCACCGTCTGGAGTGGCGTGTGGATTTCCGAGGGGCACCTTTACCGAGGAGACGATGCGGAGGAGATGGCGGAGAACCGGCAGATTCTCGACACCGCGATTTCCCAGCTTCGGTTCGGTCCCTGCCCGTTCGAGAACCGCATGGTGATGATCGACACGAACCCTCCGGACGAGGGTCCAGATCATTGGCTGTACCCTCCGTTCTTCACGGAGATGGAGTGGGCCACGAACAACGAGTGGCCGGAGCACTTCACGCCCGAGATGATCGCGGCGAAGAAGCGCGTGATCGAACAGATGGAGCGGATGTGCATGCCCATCGAGTCGAACACGTACCTCCACCCGGACCAAAAGGCGGACCTGATTGCCACCTACGCGCACGACCCGATTCTCTACCGCCGGTACATCGGGTCCGAGTGGATCGCCGGATCCACCAAGGGCGTGTTCGGAAACGCCTTCCGGTCGAACACCCACGTCCTCGGGGACATCTCGTCCGGGGACGAGAACGAGTGGGTGGTGTTGGCCCCGGACAACGGGATGAACGTCGAGGTCGACGGTGGCCTTCCGCTTCTCCTCGGCGGCTGGGACCTCGGCGACGTGAACCACGCCTGGGCGGCAATCCAGCCGGTCTACGTGGGGGACAAGGTCCACTTCCGCGTTCTCGACGAGGTGGTATGCGTAAAGCAGGAGGTGACGATCGGGGAGTTCACCGAGATGGTGATGGAGCGGATGGATGCGCTGGAGAAGTTCGCCGGCTTCCCCGTCACGTGGCGCCACTTCTCGGACAGCAGCGCCTTCGAGTTCAGGGCCGCGATCTCGCGCAAGGATCTGCCGGAGGACGCGGAGCTAACCGACGCCGCAGAGGTGTACCGGGAGTCCGAAGGGAGGATCAGTCTCGTAGGGTCGGCGAACGTGAAGCGGCCGGGATGGGTGCGGAAACGCGTGAACTACGTGGCCATGCTGCTGCGGAAAAATCGGATCGTCGTAAGCGCCAACTGCAAGGGCATCGTGGATATGTTCCGCGGCCTGCGCAAAGGCGAGACGCGCAACGAGGCTGTGGCGTTGGGCCAGAAGCATAAGCACGCGTGGGACGCCATGAGCTACGCGATTTCGATGTTCGCCCTGGACGAAATCGTGTCGGGGAAGCAGACGGCGGAGACTCATTCGAAGGCCAGCGTGGGTTACGCGTAGGTCATGGGAGGCATCGGTAGGTCCGCCGGTCCAATCGCTTTCGGCGGCTCGGACGACGTAGCCGCATCTTCCGCCGGAGTGTCGGCGTAGGACTCCACCTCGACCGAACCGTCGGGGTTCACCGCGGACACCGTAAGCTCGATTTCGTCGCCCACCACAGCCAAGCCCAGGGCGGAAGCGGCGGACGCGGGAAGGACAGTCTTCATCAGCAGAATCAAACCACGATAGGCGCCCAAAAGGAAGCCGCCACTCTTTACGCCCTTCGCGCAATACAATGCGCGTTGGGTGCAAGAAACGTCATGTGGAGACCGCACGCGTACCGCGTACGCTGTTCTTCATTATGGCATCTGGATTTTACACCGCGTGCGAGGTGGCGGCGCGAAACAACTACGACACGGTCGGGACCGTCACGAAGGCGAAGATTTCTCGCCTGTCCCCGGCTCAGATGGAGGCCCTGTTCCGGAACACCACGACCGACGTGTGGAACGAGTTCCAGGCTTTCTTCAAGCACCAGATCGAGATGGCCCAGTGCGGAATCCCTCGATCCGGATTGTGGGACTGGCTGATGTCCAGCGCCCGGCCGATGGGCCACCTGATTACCCCCGAGCGGGTCGATCGCGGCCCGTCCCTGGTGCGCCCGTACATCTTGGGTCGACAGAAGTCCCTGTGGGAAACACAGGTAAACCACTGGCAACTCACGGGCAACGTCAAGGGCGACGCCTACACGCCGCTCGACACGTCCAAGACCTACGGCGATGCCACCGCCGGCCCTGGTCTGACCGCCGGCAGCCGGTCCATCGGATCCAACAACCGCTGCTTGACCGTCCAGTCGTCCTACGCCGGGACGATGAACCTGCACCCCGACTATTTCCTTCCGGACAAGCGCATCCACGTGATCAGCCGCAACGCCAGCACCGGGGCGTTCCAACTGACTCAGTTCAAGATCGTGTACGCCGCCCGCAATACGGACGTCACGCTCGACGTGGAAGTAACGCTTGACCAGCCGGCGTCCCAGTCCGAGGGCGGAACTTTGGCCAACGCCTCGTTCCCTCCCAACGCCACCGCCACCACGGGTCTCGTGCTGTTGGGAATCAACAACATTCACGATGTCGAGCAGTGGTGCCGGAACATGATCAACGTGAACACGGAGAAGCGTGTTCCGTTCTGGTATCAGTTCTTCCGCAACGCCCGCTCCACCGGGTCGGAGTACGAGAAGGTGTTCCAGCACTTGGCGACCAACAACGAGTATTTCAAGATCTTCCAAGACTTGCCGCAGGCGGAGCGCAACCGGCAGGACGAGGTGCGCCAGCGGGCGGAGTGGATCCACGCCTTCCTCTTTGGCGAGCGCATCTCGAACAAGCAGAACCTCGACAACTGGGGTTCGCTCGACGCGATCACGTCACTCTCTGGTGCCTCGGTAGATCCCGGTACTGGCGGTCAGGCCATGTTCTACCGGGCGAACATGATCGGCGTGCTGCCGCAACTGAAGGACTGCGGCCGGTTCACGGACGTGGCGAATCAGGACTTCCCGATCAACACGTTCCTCGAAAACACGATCTACGACATCGTCCGAGCCCGCAAAGGTCAGGGCAAGAACGCGGCCGAGGTCGACGTGTGGGGCACGTCCAACGCCGCCCTGGAGTTCCAGCGTGCGTTCGTCGCCTACTCGAAGGACATCACGGGCGACATCGTCCGCATCAATCAGCCTGAGTTCGGGCAGAACGAGTGGGGCTTCCCCTACACCAAGTTCCGCTTGTACAAGCCGCAGGGCGTGACGGTGAACTTCATCACCGACCCCGCTCTCGACGACTTCGCGAACGCCTTCGCCTCCGGCCTGGAGTCCCTCGGAAACTACCTGTGGGTGTGCGACTGGGGCAACGGCGGGTCGATCTACCCCGGCATGCTCGGTTCGAACCGGAAGCAGTACACGGTGGGCGAGATCAACGACCTGTCGCGCGTCGACTCCTCGTTCTCCTGCGTGATGGAAAACCCGACGATCAAGCGGACGCTGACTTCGCAGATCACCACCGCGGTCGTGGAGTGCCCTCTGAACTCCATCGTCATCGGCAACTACAAGCGCCTCGTCTCCGGCGTGGCCGCTCCGTAACCCGACTGAACCAGCAATCGCAATCACCAGAAAACCATCACCATGAATACGAAGACTCGTTTCAAGATCGGAGGGCTGCTCCTGGGCGTGCTGGCTCTGCTCGCTCTGTGCATCCCCCAGGTGCGCGGAGGCGTGAAGACCGTCCTGACGCCCTACACGCCGATCACACTGACCAACGTTCCGTCGGTCATCAGTGGATCGTTCGGCGTTACCGGCGTGTCGAACAACACCGAGTTCGTGGACGTCAGTCGCCACACCGACGTGTACGTCCAGATCGGCGCGGCCCTGATGTACACCAACCCGGCGGCTGCCACGCTCAGCGTTCCGGTCTACCGCTCGATCGACGGTGTTACGGCGGAGACCACGGCGTTTACCACGCTTGTTCTGACATTCAGTGGAACATCTCCGCGGGCATGGGGAACCAACATCAACACGGGTGGTGCGGCCTACCTGCTGTTCGGTGGGTACACGTCGAGCGCCACGAACTACGTCACCAACCTCACGGTTCGGGTGGCGGGCAAGCAGCCTTGGGCGCTGACTTGGCCCTACACCTCGTACCCGTAAGGCCATCGGTCTTGCGCACCTCCGGTTTAACCGCCGGAGGTGCGTCCTTCCCATAACCTCAACACCCGAGCCATGAAGTATTTTCAGACCAAGACCCCAGACATTCGTCCGTACTGTTCGAAGTCGTGCAAGACGCTGAAGTGGCAGCGCATCGGCGACGCCATCGGCATCCTCGCGTTGGACGAGGCGAAGGCCGAGGAGGCGCTGCACATCGCCTGCCTGGAGACCTGCATCAAAGAGCACATCGGCGGCGAGATCACTGCCATCGGTGAAGCGGAATACGGAGACCTCGAAAAAAGGGTGGGTCGGTGGGTTCCCAAGACGCGGGAGTCCCTGGGGGGTCCGACCACAGCTTCCGATACATTGCACGCCCCCCGGCTCACACCAGCGCCCCAACAATCGTCCGAACCCGCGGCTCCTGCTGCGGCGGCTGATGCTCCACCCGCTCCTGCGGCTACTCCCGCGGATCAATCCGCTGCGCCTCCCCTTCGTCGGCGCTCCGGCGCCCAGCCGTGAATGAACTTCGCCGAACTCAAAGCCTCGGTGATCGGGACGACCGACGCCACTGGCTCGGCATTTCCCCAGGGTCCACCTGAGAATCTGCTGACGCTTTTGGCCGACCGTCTGGCCGAAGGCATGTTCGTGCTCCAGCGTCACATCCCCTGCTACCAGCAGCGGCATATTGACGTCTACCCATCGTGCTCGCTCATGTTCCAGAACGGGGCGAGCGTTCTGACCAAGCCCGCGGGAGAGATCCTGCGGGTCTACACCATTGGGTCAGAGGCCGGCGGGTGGGACGCGGCTGTCCCGTACACGCCGGTCACGCTGCCGACGCTCCGTAGGTGGATGGCGAAGTTCCGGCGCAACGCCCGATGGGTCTACCGGAACAACAACATCACTTCGGGAGACCAGGGTTTCATTCAGCCGTCGGCGACGCTCGACAGTCCGGGTGGGCGTGCCGGCGGCGGAGTCTACTCCATCGACCCGCACACCCAACGGCTCATCGTCGGTCCGTGGTTGCAGTCGACCGAGAAGCTGGTTGTGGAGTGGCGGGGCATCAAAAAGGAGTGGCGCGACACCGACCTCGTTCCGGATGACCCGGCGTTCAAGCGGCTGATCCGACTCTGGCTGACCATGGAGTACGGCCGGGACTTCGCATCGCCCGATCTCCAGACGCGGGAGCGGAGTTTCCGAGAGGAACACGCTGAGCAGATCATCGCGTGCGACCGCGAGAACCAGATCAACGGCGACATTCCGGACGATTCTGAAGCCGCGGCGGCGGAGATCAACTTCACGGCCAATCCTCCGGCGGACGCCCCGGAGGTTCGAACGTCCACTCGCATCTGCTTCGTCGGAGACACCGGGACGGCCAATGCCGGCGCCCAGGCGGTTGCGGCTGCGGTGATCGCGCAGAACCCGGACTACGTGGTTCTCCTGGGGGACGCGGTATACAGTCCGGCGACGGTCGAGTCCGCGCTGGCTCCGTACCAGACGTTCATCGACGCCCACAAGCTGGTCGTGGCCCTGGGGAATCACGACTTGGACCTTGGCCTGACCACCGTCTCCGAAGCGGTGGGCAACCCCGGGAACGGACGATACTTCTCTGTCGAACTCGGTCCGGTAACGCTGGTGATCGCCAACAGCGGGATCAACACCGCTGGAACCGTGGTGGAGACGGATGGGAACTTCGCCGGGGCTCCGCAGTGGGTGGCGCTCCAGTCGATCGTCGCCCGAAGCTGCGCCCGCTGGAAGTTCCTGTGCCTGCATCACGCGCCGTACACCTCGGGCGAGCGGTACGCCCCTGGAGTGGTGTCCCAGCGGTGGGCCTCGAACATGGAGGTCAACGCCGTACTCTCCGGCCACAGCCACAACTACGAGCGCGGGACGTTCTTGAACCGCCTGCATTTCGTCGTTGGGACCGGAGGCGGTTCCCCGCAGGACGGGTTTGAGGCGACGCCCGAGGCAGGGTCGGAGGTTCGAATCACAGACTTCGGGTTCCTCATGGTCGACGCCACGAGCACCAGCGCGGTGTGGAAGTTCATCGACACCGACGGGACGGTCCGCGACACCGTGACGAAGACGGACGAGCTAGGTCCGAGCATTCCGGTCGGTCCGACTCCAGGGACGCCGCCCACGGTCTCGCAGTTCGAGGAGTTCTCAAGCCGGGATGAGATGCTGGCGAGCACCAAGAGTTGGCAGAAGGCTCGCGTCACCAACTGGGATCCGGGTGACGGTATCATCAGCGAGTGGTCGACCGTGACGGACCCTGCGGTGATCCCGAACGGGACGGACGTCCGCATGACCGTCCTTGGGCGGGTGATCTACCGCACGTTCGTGCGCGAGGGTGGATCGGATGTGATCGCTCCTCCGCCATCGGGCGAGGAGAGCTATCAGGCAAGCGCGGTCATCGGGTTCCCAACCTACGCCGACCTGACCAAGAGCCGCGTCTCCTGCGCCTGGGTGCTGGCCTTCGACTCGCGCAAGCAGACGACGATCTTCAAGCGGGACGACACTTCGACGGTCCATGACGGGGTGGACAACGTCGTGAACGCCGCGGGCATCCACTACAAGCGGGAGGGTTTTGTATGATCCGATGGGCAATACTTTGCTGGACAGTGCTGCTTGCCGGTTTGTCCTCCTACGCCCAGGGCCCTCAGCGGCGCGTCGACACCCTTGGCGAGTTGCTGATGCTTAAGCCCACGGCGTTCGCCACGGCTGGGAAGATCACGTACTCCGTGGGCGGACGTGAGGCGTCCGGAGATTGGGGGCAGGACCGTCTGGTTGAGTGGGACCGCACGTCCACCGATGGGACGAACACCGGGAACGTCTTCCCATGCCGCGACGGCGGGCGATGGGTGTTTCCTGACCGAAGAGCTCCAGTTCAGGACGCGGCATGGTGGGGGGCGAAGGGCGATGGCGTGACGGACGACACGGCTGCGATCCAGGCGGCTTTGGACTGGCCGTCCTTCGGACTCCAGTTGCGCGGGACCAACCTGATCACGCACCTCCACGTCACCCGTCCCAAGAACATCTTCGGTGACGGAGTGACGATCCTTCAGGACCCGGCGTCGCTGACGAACATGCTCCAAGTGGCGAGCAGTTCGGTGCGAATCCAGGGCATCAAGTTCGACGGGCGCCGGACGTCCCATCGCGCCGTGGACTTGGCCGATGGGGTGGAGCGGTTCGTTGCTCAAAGCTGCACCTTCACCAACCTTCAGGAGTTCACGAACAAGATCACGGCGATTGCCATTTCAATCCACGGCGACACGCATGCGACGATCGAGGACTGCAACTTCGTCGACATCTACTCCCAGCCGGACGGGATCATCGGGAACCCCGCACCCGGCACTGGTTTCGCCCACGGCATTTACATCAACCGGCTACCATTCACATACCCGGGTAAGCCGAAGCGGATCCTCATTCACAACTGCAATTTCAAGCGCATCCTGCCGGGAGAGGACTCGGATGCAATTCGGTGGACCGATTCGCTCTGGACCTACGACGACGCGAACGTCGAGGTCAGCCATTGCTTCTTCGAAGACATCGGCAAGCGGTGCATCAAGGCCAGCGGTTCGGGTGGGCTGTTCATCGGGAACACCTTCACCAACAGCTTCAACGGGTCGGTGCAGAACACCGGCTGGGTGGATGTGTCGGGGGTGATGGAGCAGTATTCGTGCATCAGCTTGTACGGCCGAAACCACCGCGTGATCGGAAACAAGTTCAACGGTGGACGTATCCGCCACTTCATCGACACCACGGTCGAGGCGGCGAACTGCCTTATCTCCGGCAACGAGTTCCTGCTGTCCACCAACTGGGGGTTGAACGGCACCACGTCCGGCACCAGTGGTTTCGGGACGATCGGAATCTCCTGCTTCATGAGTCAGGGCATGTCGATCATCAACAACACCCTGGAGGCAGTGCAGTACGGAATCTGGTTTTGGAACCCAGTGTCGGACTCGACGATCATCGGGAACATCATCCGCAGTCCCGGGCCTGACGGATCGACCACGAACGGTGTCGGGCGCGGCATTCGGTTCGGTCGTTACTCCACGAACTACCCTCCTGGCGCCCTGAGCGGAAACATGGTGGTGGCCAACCGCATTCACAATTTCCGCGGCGGCATTGATCTCAGCGAGTCGACGAACACGTTCCTGGCGGCGAACCACGTCACCCAAACCGAAAGCCCTCTGCTGCTGAACAAGACGGCGCCGGACGGCGTGGTGTGGGAGAACATGCTGTCGGGCGGCGTTAGCGGTGCGTTCAAACTCTACCGCCCTCTCTACCTGCACTCGGAGAACGCGGACCAGATCGTAAGCACGCCCGACCGCGGACAGACCATTTGGGACTCGCTGGACAAGCTTCCGGCCTTCTACGACGGACGGAAATGGGCGGCTCCAGACATCGGTACTCGCGTGTCAACCGTCAGTGGGTTGCAGTCGACGAATTGGTATCGTGTGGCCGAATTGAACCCCATCGGTTTCGGCACCCGCGGTTCCGCTCGGATTACCATTGGCTCGGGAGGCGGTTACTCATCGTCCTCCGCCGAGTTCAACGTCGGAATGAACTACAGCGACGCGCAGATCGTGATGACGCGCAACTGGGCGTACGCGGCTGGCACGGGCAATCCCATTGGTCACGTCCGGGTCGTGCGCAACATCGGTTCGGAGAAGGCGTACTTCGACTTCCAACCGTTCGCCGACCTGAACTCGATCGTTGCTGCCCAGGTCGTTCCTGACTGGACGACCCAAGCCGGCCTGGAGCCGACGAACTCTTGGAAGTCCATCGCGTTCACTCGCATCGACTCGCTCGACGCCGGGGACGCTATATCTGCAACCATCTCGAACCTGAACACCAAGATCGTGGCATTCAACGGGAACTCGAAGTCTTGGTCGATCGGTCTGGACACCATGGAAATCGGTGATGGCCGATTCCGAGTCGAGGCTCCGGCGCTCAACGTCGACACACCGCTGTCCATCACCATCAGCAACAACGTCCAGAAGGTGAAGCGCGACACATCGACGGGCGTGCTCTACGCCGGGGCGCTGAACGTGGCGACGGGAGACCACACGCACGCGGCGAGCAACATCGTCAGTGGCATCTTGGACATCAACCGGATTGGGACTGGTGCAGGAAGCTCGAACACGTGGCTCAACGGCCTTGGGGCGTTCACCACGATTCCCAGCACACCCAGCCCGACCAACGGCATCCCCGACGCCCCGGCGGACAGTAAGTGGTACGTCCGGTACAACAACGCCTGGACGCGCCCTGGCATTGGAGCGATCACCGGCCTCCAGACGGTTCTGGACGACACGGTCAGCTATTCGCTCATCGCGACCGAGGGTTTGAGTGCCGAGGGCCTGACCTCCACCGCTGGCCTGTTCGCCTACGACCTTCCTGTGGTGACGCCCGGCGTGAACCTCAAGCCTTTGGTGATCGACGAGTCGGGGTTCGCGATCAGCAAGATGACCGCGGCGGACTTCCGGACTCAAATCGGAGCGTCCGTCACCAACCACACGCACGTGATCGCCGACACCACCGGCCTACAGGCTGCTTTGGACGGCAAGGCAGGGCTCACGACGGACAACGACATGACGGGATGGAACACGTTCCACGGCGTCACGATCGACCGCAGGGCCGACATGGGACGACCGACCCTATGGTTCTACTCCGCCGACGCTCCGGCTATTTCCAAGCGGTGGGGTATTTCAACCGCCAGCGGCCTTCTGGACCACGGGTACACCGACTTCAACTTCGAAGTTCCATCCGACTCCGGATCCCCCACGTTCTTCTGGATGACGGCCAAGCGCCTACAGAACGACGTGTCGTCCGTCGACTGGTACATTCTGGATAAGAAGATGCGGATCAACGGCTCGTGGGTCGTGACCGACGCACTGACGAACGGCATCACCTATGGTCGCCAGAACGGGGCGTGGGTTCCGGTCACGCCATCCACGACCTTCGCCTTCACCAACATCCTGGCCGACCCCGGAATCATCCTTCGAACCAACAGCGGTACGCTCTACATCGGGGCCAGCAGTCCAGTGGTCTTCGGTTCCGCCTCGGACGTGACGGTCGACACAGGAACGTCGGCCGAGACGACTGTGATCAGCGCGGTGCGGGTGGGCGAGAGCAAGACTCTTCCGGCGAACAGCATGACCACCGGGTCGATCTACAAGCTGGAGGCGTCAGGGGTGTTCACCGCTCCTCCGGCCAACTGGGATGGCGGAGTGGTGCGAGCGAAATTCGGTGGACTGACCGTGAGCTTCACCATTCACGACGCGGATTCGTGGCAGCCGACAGGTTGGGAGTGGAACACCGTGGTGTATCTGACGGTCAAGACCGCCGGCTCATCCGCCGCGGTATCGGTCGGAGGTCGACTGGACTACAACTACAGCGTCGCCGGAACTCCGCTAATGCCGGCCCGCGAGAACCCAACCGTCTCTGGCACGCTGAATACGACGGTGTCGAACGCGGTCGACCTGACGTTCCAGAACAACGTGGGTCAGCCCATCGACTTCACTTGCCGTGCTGCTCTCCTCCAAAGGTACTGAGATGAAACGCCTCATCATCATCGTACTGTTCCTGTTCATTGGACTGATCGTCGCGGCCCAGGCGTTGCGGCCGATGTCGGTGGCCAACACCCTGCGAGGGACCAACGGCCTTTTGTCGATCCGCCCATCGACGAACCAGACGACTATCGTGTTGGGAGAGAACGCGGCAGGAGACTCGTCCGCGCGGATTGCCACGCACGCCGCGTCATGGGGGGCGACCAACAACACCGACATCTTCGACGCCATCGGAGGTGGACAATGGAAGCTAGTGTCTGCCGGTGGTAGCTCGTCTCCGCCATCCACGAACTCAGGAACGGTGGTGTCCGTCGACGGGACGTACGGTGCGACGGTCAACGTAGCCGACACGGCGGAGATCGATGGAACGCTCACCGGAACCAACCTGACGTTCGCTCTCAAGTCGAACGCGGTATCGAGCAACAAAATGGACGCGGCCGTGATCACAGCGCTGAACGCGCGCGGCCTTGGCACCAACCTGGTGGTCAACGGCACCATGCAGCAACCGGCCCGGCTGACAAATGCGCCGTCGGCGACCACGGGGGGCCTTCGGTTCGTGATCAACGGCAACGGGGATATCGAGGGGTACGCCACGAACTTCCCGGCCAGTGGGGGCGGTTACGTCATTGGCCAGGCCGTTACCAACATTGCCGGAACTCAGTACATCGCGTGGTCCATCACCAACTCGGTGGCTTATCCGGTGTTGACCGAGCCGAACAAATTCTACGACTACTACGACGATCTCAATTGGGCGGCGTTGCCGACCACGGGGCCGATCGTCACGACGGCCAACGGATCTGGCTCCGGTGCGTCAATCGTGGCGTCCGAAACGAACGCGTGTGGGATTGTCCGGTTGTCGACTGGAACCACGGCTACGGGGAACAATCGATTGCAGTTAGGTGCTACTTCTACTGACTCTATTGTGTTTGGAACTAACAACTTCAGCAAATTCGAATTTCGCGCCCGGCTTCCGGTGCTGTCGAACGGTACGGATCGGTACATTGCTCGGTGTGGGTTTTACGACGCCACAGCGGGAAACGCGACGGACGGCGCGTACTTCGAGTACACGGACAACGTCAATTCGGGTAACTGGGTGGCGAAGGTATATTCGAACTCCTCCCTCCAATCCTCCAACCTAATCGTCGGGCCGTCGGCAACCGCGTGGCAAAAGCTTGAAGTCCAAGTCGACGGGTTTTTGGGGTACGCGTACTTCTTCGTCGATGGGACCTTGCAGGCCACGATTACGACGGGAATTCCGCTCGGTGCAGCGCGTGGAACTGGGACTCGAATCGTTATCGAGTCCACCGTCGGTGCAAACGCGGACCTTATGGAGATCGACTACGTTCACATCGAACAATTCTACACCCCGGCACGATGAAAACTATCATGGTAATTGTGGCTTTGGTGTTCTGTCTGAGCGCAAACGCGCAATTCGTTTTTGTGCTCACACATGGTTCCGCAAATACTACTGAGTTTAAGAAGGGATGCCCGACTAATTGGCCATACCTGACAATCAGGTCCGCAACATCGAAGCTTCCGGATACGAATGCGTTGCCAGAGCAGGGAGACTGGAAGGTGTTAACGATTGAGGAGCACACGAATATTTTGGTCGCTCTATCATCCGCAAAAGAAGCGTGGAACAAAGAGAGAGATAGGCTTGAATCCGAACATGAGTGGTCGGCCTTGGAGTTCTACAACAACGTCGAGACAAATGCTCCGGGTGCATGGGACCGAATGGACGCCGCATCGGTTAATGTCGAACTTCCGAACGAGATTCGAGCACTCGTTCGAAAGGCTATACGACAGTCGCAGCTTGCCGTTACTGTTAAAAATAACAATTCAGACACAGTGGCGTTTATGGAGTTGGCGGTGTCCATTGGTGTACTGACAAGGGAGCAGTCCGATAAAATACTACACCCGTGAAGAAGCAAGCCATAGTAGTTCTGTTGGTACTCGCGTCCTATCTATGCGGTTGCAAAGGCAACTGGGATGGGTCGTCCTACAAAAAGCCACTTATAACACTTCGATGAAGATTTTCGCTGCATCAATCGTCGCTCTTGCATACAGCGCATCTGCGCTCGATGTGTTCGTCACGTGGGACAAGTCGCCAGCGGAAGAACAGGTGACGGAGTACCGCGTGGAGTGGAAACCCACGCTGGCCGCAACGAACTGGATCACGCTACCGGCCGTCACCAATGGCGTTTCGGAAATCAAACTGCCGTCGAACCAACTGGTCGTCGGAGCCACTCTCGTCGCACGCGTCACGCCCCGAAACTTCCTGGGACTCTACGGGCCGATCTCGGACCCGGCCCATTTCGCTGTCCCGTCGGGAGTCGTGACGAGTGCTCCGATGACGAGACTAAAAGTTAGCGTTATCGCAAAATGAAAACCGCCCCACTGAGACTACGTGTGATGTTCAACGCGGCCTTGGCTATCGCCATCTCGGCCCTCGTGCTTCTAGGGACGAGGGCTGAGGCGGCTCATCTTCTGGCGCAAGTACCGATTCCGGCTGCTGAGAAGGCGGCGGAAACGCTCCAGGGAAAGAGCATCGAGTACCTTCTGCTGGTCGTCACCCTGACGTCCATTGGCACGCTCGGGTGGCTGGCCCGGGAGTTCATCAAGTACGCCATCCAGTCCAAGGACGACCAGCGGAAGCAGGACGAGGACCACGCGGCGCAACTGAAGTTGCTGCACGACGGGGCGCGGGAAGACCTGAAAAACTCGATCAACGCCATCAACAACCTCACCGACGAACTGGCGAGGAACCGGAAATCCTGATGATCTGCCCACCCACCACACCCGGCGACGCCATACTGACCGACCACGGGAACGCGCATATTCCGACGGCCGGCTCTTGCGGAGACTGGTACTCATCGTGCCAGAACCCGCTCTACGCTATCGACCATCAAGACACGTGCGGCCAGTTGGAGATCGTCCAACTGGACATCATGCCGCCCTTCGTCGATGTGGCGAAGGGACGGTCATCGTACGTCCGGCTGGTCGCCACATTCTCCGACGGGCGGGTGGCGGACGTCACCGGCCAGGGGACGTTCAAAGTCGAGAACGGCGTGGTGGCGAGCTCGGCGGGTGGCGGTCTGGTGCGTGGTCTGGACGTTGGAACCTCCGGAATGACCGGAACATGGCGTGGGCTGCTGGCCACAGCAACGGTATCGGTGTTCGACAACGTCTGCGCCGCCAGCCAGCCGTGGGACGTGGTGGTCGTGGCGGATAACGGATCGGAGTGGGTGGCTGGAATTGTATCGGTAGCCCGAGGAGTGAACGTCATCCGCGGCCGGGCACTTCGCGAACTCCGGTCGTCCGTGGCCAACCAGTATCCACAGGCCATCCTGTCCCTCCAGTTGTCGATGGACCTGCGGGACAACCAAGCGTTCGACCTGCTGTCCGGGTGGACCCAGTCGGGAAACCCCACGAGGCCGAGCATTGGAACGCGCACCGGAACCGACCGCATCGCCTTTGCCGGAGTCGCCGGGTGGTCTGATTCGATCATGCCGTTCCCCGGAGGTTCGGACGACCCGGGCAAGGCGATCATGCAGGCGTACGCGATGCACCAGACGGGGCGAACGGGCGTGCGCAAGGCCATCGTGGTCTTCAGCACGGGAGGCGAGAGTCGGTGCAGCCCGAGCGTGCTCTCCGCCTGCACGGCGGCGAAGAACGCTGGCATCCACGTCGCTGTGGTCACGCCGCTGAACGAGAGCGACCTCGTCTACTCGTGGTGTCACCAGCCGCGCACGGCCTGGGACGTACTTCAGTCTTCCGCCAGCCCGTGCATGTTTTTCGATTCCGTCACCGGGAACGTCCACGCCACCGCCGGCACGATCCTTCGGATCGCCTGCGAAGGCTGCGGAAGCTCTGGCAGCGGAATCGGCATCGGGAACATCTGATGACGATCGAACAGGCGTTGGCGCGGGCTACTGAGATGGTGGCTGAACTCAAAGCCCTGCGTTACCAGCATTACCGGATGCAGTGGCCGAAAGGTCGTTCGGACGACCCAGGTCCACCTCCGGGGTTGGAGGACTATGTCAAAACCATCGAAGACCAAACCAAACCCTACGGAACTCAAACTCGATGACGTGCTTGCCGGAGTGATTCCGGAAGTGGTGAAGCGGATCGCCGAGGCGGCGGAGAAGGTTACAAGGGGGAACGTCGTCAACTCGGAGGAGCTTCGCAACCGCGTGGGGTACGCCGTTTCGAGGTTCAACGAGGGCCGGACGCACAAGTTGCTGGAGGGAAATCGGATCAGGCACCGAGGCCGGTGGTGGTGGGGATCGAAGGCCACAATCGCCAGCGCGAAGAAGGGGTCCGAATGAGAATCGACGACCTCCTGCCGAAGAAGCGGACGGCCAAGGACATCCTTCCCCTGCTCAAGCGTGCGCTGTCGAAGGGCCCATGCACGCCCGCATCGCTGGAGGCTGGCCTGGGGTGCGACTCCCGGACGCTCACCGCGGCACTCCGGCTGCTGGAGAAGGAGACCAAGGTGTTCTCCAATGGTGCGTTCCTTTCGCTGGAGAAGCCGGAGTTCGGATACCTCCCGCTGAAATTCCTGCGGCACGGCGAGTGGATCCACATCGGACTCGTGGCCGACACCCACCTGTGCTGCAAAGAGCAACGCCTGGACGCGCTTCACGCGCAGTACGACCTGTTCGCCGCCGAGGGAATCACGACCGTCCTCCACGCGGGCAACATCGTCGACGGCTACATCCCGCGGATCAACGGTGCCTCGGTGATCGTCTCTGGCATCGACGACCAAGCCCTGTACGTGGTGGACAACTACCCGGCTAGGAAGGGCATCACCACGCACTTTATCACCGGGGACGATCACGAGGGGTGGTGGCAGAAGGAGGGGTTCAACTTCGGCGCCTACCTCCAGGGGTTGGCCGAGAAGTCCGGACGATCGGACCTCCGCTACCTCGGCCACGTCGAGGCTGACGTGGACGTGACGACAAAGCACGGGATCGTCCGGATCAAGGTGCAACACCCAGGCGGAGGGGCAGCCTACGCAAGATCATACGCGGGTCAGAAGCAGGTCGAGTCCTTGGGTGGAGGTGAGAAGCCGCAGATCCTCGTGCAAGGCCACTACCACGTCTCGAACTACATGGTCGACCGAAACGTCCACGTGATCAACATGCCGGGGTTTCAGGACCAGACGGTGTTCGCGCGGAAGAAGCGGCTTCGGATGGAGGTGGGCGGGGCGATCCTGAGCTTCACCGTGACGGAGGCCGGGAGCGTCGGACGGCTGCGGGTGGAGTACAATCTGGTGTTCGACCGCGGCTTCTACAAGGCGTACCTCCGGTCGGACAAGAGGCTGGTCAAAGGCCACCTCGTGCTCAATCGCTGTTGACCATGGGTGCGGTACATGGCAACACACGGGCGGCGGGTTACATCAGTGGCAGATGGGCGCCCTCATAAGGCGCAAGTCGCTGGTTCGATTCCAGCACCCGCTTCCAATTTCTACGGAGGGGACCAGCGTTCGGGCGAGTATCCAAAACTTGCCTAGCCGGGGGCAGCCCCCGGACTCCGTGCCATCGTCAGAGCCATCGCCGAAGCGCATCGGTCAGTCGCACCGCATGGACCGCCGCCAGCAGCGCCAGGAACGCCAGCTTCACCCACAGGTCTTGCAGTCGGGCCATAGCTTCATCTCCCTGACCGTTTGCGCGTAACGCTCGTGGCACGCGCGGTCGTGGTCGTAGTTCTCCCGGCTGTTGCACGCGAGGTAAGCGTCGTCCGTGAGGTTGGGCATCACCCCGTAGTGGTCGTGGCGGATCAGCACGTCGTCGAGGTAGATGAGGTTCGTGCGCTTCCCCAATTCCATCAGGTTGTTGTCGACCCAAAGGTGACGCTGCTCCGGGGTGACGACCGTTCCTGCCGCCTCGAACAGCCGGCTCCCGATGTACGGGTGGGTCGCCAGATCCTTGTCCCACCGCCCGTCCCGACCGTAGACGACGCCCATGAAGTTCCGGTGGAGGAGCTCGTCGTAGAACCGCTTGTCCCAGCCGCGGGTGCAGAAGACGAGGTCGTTCGCGGCCATGCCGATCACGTCGTACCCCCGGGAGTGGCGGCGGCACGCTTGGTCGAACGCCTGGGCGAACCCCACGCGCGGGCGTTTCTCCACGCGAATCGGAGCCTTGTACTGAGATAGCTCAAGCGAGACTTGATCTGCCACGGGATCATCATCATCCAACACGACCAGCATGTCGGCGAACGTGCGAGTCTCAATCCAAGTATCGATAGTCCGGAGCAACCGGCTGAATCGTCCGCGACTGACCAAGATGGACAGCAGTGGCCGGCGGATGCCCAACCGCTCGGCCACCGCCGGATAGTCGGTGCAGAGGCGCAGGCGGATGCGGTGCTGGACGTCGGTGTTCCGCGAGTCGTCCATCAGGTGGGTGTACCCGTGCAGCTTCCCGTCGATCAGCGGTGAGGCCACGGCGAACCTGTAGACCTGGGAGAACTTCCCGAGCGCCAACTGCTCGACGTACGTGGGCTTTGCCGTCGGCCAAAGCGCGGCCGACTCCATGGCGAACCGGGCGTACTCGCGCACCGTGCCGGGGTTGCCACCGAAGATCCCCATGTTCCACGCCGAATGCGGCTTCGGTTCGTACTTCGCCGCCCACTCCGCCGGCATGGGCAACAGGTAGTGCTCCTTCCCCTCCGGCGACTGGGCGAACAGCCACTTCTCGAACAGCCACTCGGGCAGCGGATCGAACAGGAACACGTCGGAGTCGATGTGGAGGAACGGCTCTCCCGACGGAGCCTCGGCGTACGTCCGCAGCTTGTGGACGCTCCATGGCATGGCTGGGACGAACGTACGGTCGACCACGGTGCAGGGCAGGCCGATCTGGCGAATCCTCTCACCCAGGTTCGTCACCACCCGCACGTGGTAGTGGTGGGCCGCGCAGAGCACGGACAGCGCGAGTTCGTGGATTCTCCAGTCCTCGGTGGTCTGGAACTGGAACGTGATCCAGCAGGTTTTGCGGTTCATGCAGCCTGCCCGAAGTTGTAGTTCACCTCATTCGGTGCGGACGGAGGAGGAGGCTGTACGGACCCCATGCCCTTCTTCACCTCCTGATCCACGAACGCTTTGATCTGAGGAACCAACTCCTTCAGCTTCTCCAACACGAACTGCTGCGTCGCCGGGCTGACACCACCCGTGGCCTCCTGCGGTCCAACGGGCACCCGGAAGGACCTCGGGAACTGGAGGGCATCCAGTGCGCCGTTGACCATCTCGATGATCGACTCGGGCGGAATCGCCTGGGAGACCGGCGCCGCCATGAACACCTGAAGGAAGTTCAACATCTGACCTCCGATCGTCACCCACGGGATGCGGTTCGGTCCGTCGCGCTGCGCCACGAACTGCTCGACGCGGCACCGGCTGAAATCGACGGAGACGATGGTGTTCCCGTCCTCGTCCGGATCGCTCACCACGTCCACCAGCTTTTGCTCCGCGAGTTGCTGGATGGTCGCCAGGAACTCCGGCCCAAGGCTGGCGAAGGCCGGCAGTGTCCCATAAGCGGCATAATAGGTCCAAAGCTGGCGCTTCCACGCCTCGAACGCGAAGTCCAGCCACGCCGCCACGTACTCCGCCCGGTGGCCCGTCGCGGTGTGGATCGTTCGAATCTCCTCCGCCGACTGCTCGTGCGAGGCCGACCCGCCGACCTCCTGATCCGACATTCCAGCCACTTGCTTCATGATCCCGATCAACTGACCGAGCATCACGAGGTGCCCCTGCACGTCCAACTGCGGGAAGCGGTAGGACTTGAACACGCTGTCGAGGTCGACGTCGCGGTGGGCCAAGTTCTTGAACGACGCACCGAGGATGCAGAGTTTGCGCGCCCGCTTGGCCCGCGATCCGATGATCTCCTTCTCCACCTTGGCGTAGTCCAGCCCCACGTCTTGGTTGAAGATCGTGAAGTTCGCTCCGTTCTGGTCCAGGCCGACCAGACTTTGGGTCATTATGTTCGACCCGTGGTCTCCGTAGGGCATGAGTTCGAGGAGGATGCTCGATTGCACGGAGTTCGCGCCCACCGGCTCCCATGGCCAGCAGACGACCGGGCAGGACGGGAGGGCCGTGACGTACAGCGGAGTGTCGTCCGAGGCCAGGACGACGCGGAACCACACGTCGCAGTCCGGAAGGTCCACGGGCTTTCCATTCTCGTCCGTGATGGCGCACCCGTCCTTGACGTCCGTGAACTCGTTCTTCGGGTTGAACCGTTCGAAGTGGTGCGTCTCCCACACCGGCTGATCGTCCTCGTGCGCCGAGTAGTAGGTGGTGCCGCGGTCGAGGTTGCGTTCGCGATCGAGTTGGCTGAAGCGCGTCTGGTCGAAGTTGGTGGCCATCCGGCAGCTTCCGGTGGCCTGGAAGTACGCCACCCACTGCGGGTCGCCGAATCGGTCGGAGCGCGAGATGCGTTCCTTGTTCCAGTACCCCGCGGCCTTGGCGCTCCCCACCTTGGTCGTCCGCCAGTAGTTCGCCCACCGCGGGCCCACGTCGTTGTTGATCGTGTACGCCGCGTAATCGGAGTCGATGCAGGAGCGCCCGGGGTGGGGAAGGACGTAGCGCACGCCCTCTTTACCGACCACGCCCTTGATCGTGATGTTCCCCTGCTCGTCCTGAAGGTCGACGTAGTCCTTCATCTCGTACCACTGCTCGGAGATGAACATGAGTTGCTGGCCGTACTTCGCCGCCCCCTGGGTGGCCTCGCAGTAGGTGGCGCTGTAGCCGAACTCGCGGTTGCCCTGCTCGATCCGCTGCGTCCCGACCTCGGTTCGGAACTGGTTGATCTTGGTCGTCCACGCCGGTTCGTACTTCATGAGCGGGACCTGCAATCGCTCGGTCATAATGCGGGCGACGCGCATCATCGTGAACGCCCGTGGCAGCCCAAGAATCACCTCCTGCAAGAGCGGGAAGTCCAGGGTCTTGCTGGTGACCCCCGTCTTCGGATCGTGCGTGGCGGAGACGAGATGGGTGAGGCCCCAGCTTTCGGCGATGGCCACCGCGTCAACCCCGCCCTGTCCCTTCGGACCGTAGTCCTGAAGGTCCCTGACCATCGACATGAGGGTCTGAGTCGTCTGCCGGAATCCCGACTCCCAGCAGTGATCGAGCGCGGCGTAGAGACGGTACTGCCGGAGGTTCTCGTCGCGCCCTTGCTGTGCGCGGGCCTTCCATCGGTCGACCAGCCGTTTGACCGCCGGATGGGGCGTCCATGCCGTCTCTCCCGGCTTGGGTTCGAACAGGTGGCGGAGGGACTCGGCATCCAGCCGGAAAGCCTTGATGGCGCGTTTCGAAATCACGGGAACAGGCAAGCACTTTCTGCTTGCAAATGCAACGCGCGTATTGCTTTTGCAACCGAGTGGGCGTTGACTCTCGCCCATGGGATCGCCCGTCACTCCCTCCCAGTTCTGCGCCATCAAGCTTTCGCCCACCGCATCCCCGTGCGATCAGCTCACGTCCCTACGCACCCTGCTGGACCTCGTGTGCCAGGAGAAGACGTGGATGTATAACGCGGACGGCACGTTGTCCGACGCGTTCAAGAACGAGAGCGGAGGAGGAACGGGCACGGGCAGCAACAGCCTGAGCGCCCCTTCGAACGTCGCCGCCACCTCCAGCCGGACGACCGACGTGAAGGTCACGTGGTCCAGCGTGAGTTCGGCCAACAGCTACAGCGTGTACCGGGGAGGGACGAGCAACCCGTCGGACATGGCGGTCGTCGCATCAGCCATCGACGCCACGGAGTTTGTCGACGATGACGTGGTGGCAGGCACGGTATACTACTACGCGGTCAAGGCGCACAATACGCTGAGCAACAGCGGGTTCTCGGCGGTGGCATCGGGTAAGATGGCGTCGGGTTCGGGCACTACCCCCTACACCTACACCAACACCGTGACTCCAGGGGAGTACGTTGTCGCCGCCGATGGCACCATGACGGCTGAGATTTGGGGCCCGGGTGGAACGGGGGGAAACAACAGCCACAGCGGATGGATCGTGGCTCCCAACACGCTGGCCTTCGGTGGCGGTGGCGCTTCGGGTGCGTACCTGAAGATCACCGGGATCCCGATTCACGTGGGCGACAAGTTCATTCTGGATCCCGGCGCACCGGGTAGCGCGAGCGTGCTCTACAAGACCACGCACGGTTCGGCGGTGAATGCCTTCGCCAATCCCGGCGGGAACGGTGGTATCGCGAAGTCCTACAGCGTGCCAGGAACGGCCGGCGCCAGTCCTTCCGTTTCGGGAGCCAACAACCTTGGCGTCGGATCGGTCGATGCCGCTTCCTCAATCGGGAATCCAGGCACGGCGGGAACGACTTCGGTTGCCGGTGTCGGTGGTGTGGGCGTCTCGGCCTCCGGGTATTCGGCTGGCTCCGGAACGGACGGCATTAACAGCAACACATCCCAGGCACCCGCTGGAGCGGGTGGGGCCATCCGACTCACGTTCTCGTAATACGCACAAATGAACACCACCCGCCGAGGATTCATCGCCGCGCTCTGCGCTCCCGCTCTGGCTGCCGTGGGCTGCAAGCCGAAGGCGCAGACCAGCCGGATTTTTTGTGAGATCCCTATCGCTCTCAATATTTCGGATTGGGAGTTCGCTTGTCTGCGCCCAGGGGACAGGGTGGAGCAACGGTTCCTCGTTGGAAGGTTTGTGGGTGGAGAAGCGCATTACGCGGAGGAGATGCGCGTACGCGAAGTGGGGTTCAGGGATGATGGATGGCCTGAACTGAAGGCGGTACCAAACCATTTCTACAACATCGGAAAGCGGTCCATCCGATGATCCTCTCCCAAACAGGGCAGAAGCCGATTGTCTGGCCGTCGATGACGGCCCCGATGGACCGTCAGTCGGCGGTCGACGCTGTCCCGTGGGGACGCTGGCGGCACGTCCAGAACTTCACCGCCCCCCAGGCTGGCCGGCTGGCCCGCATGAGCGGATGGCGCCGGTTTGGCCACTGGACGACCCACCCGAACTGCGACTTGCACGACCAGCACGGGGCGTCGAATCCCATCACGTCGTTGCATCTGCACCAGCCGAACACCCGGAACTCCAGCGGTGTCCGGCTGTTCGCCGGGGCCGGGTCGGACATCTGGATGAACCGGATGGACGGGGGGTGGACCAACTGCGGCGGGACGACCCGGACGGGCGGCGGGCGGTGGAGCTTCGGCAGCACCAGCGCGGCGGTGGTGGCGGGCAACGGCGTGGACGTGCGGTGGCAGCGGGTGGGCATCGGTCAGTTCTCGGAGATCGAGACGCTTACGGCCATCGGTGTAACCGGCGCGTCCGTCTGCTGGTCCTACCAGGGCTGCCCGTTCGTGGCCAACGTGGTGATGGACGGGCACCGGGTGGGAAACCGGGTGCTGTGGGGCAATCCCGACTCCGTCGACTTCTCGGTCGGGGACGACAGCATCGCGGGGTTCCGCGACCTCAACACGGGCGAGGAAGTGCTGGGCGCCGTCGCGTGCGGGACGCTGTTCCTCATCCTCACCACCCATGGGGCGTGGCGTCTCGGAGTGGGCGACGATGGTTCGTTCTCGTTCCAGCAACTCTACTACCACTCGAAGCGCGACGCCTGTTTGGTCAGTCCCACGGCATTCGCCTGCAATCGGGAGATCGTGTTCTTCATGGCGGTCGACGGCATCTACGCGCTGTCGCCCTACTCGTCGGCCCCGGAGTGGGTGGAGTGGGTGAACAAGGGGTTGCCCGAGGAGTTCCTGGGAGGCGGCTCGTGTCGCATCTCCGCCGCGGAGTACGACCCGACTCGGCATGAACTCCTGTTCTCCTCCGCCGAACTTGGCCAGACGTACGTGATCAACACCCGGGAGCAGTCGACGGCGATCAAGACCGCGGGATTCAACGCCATCATCTCTGGCCACATCGACCGGAGCGACGACTTCGCAATGTGGCTGACCCGAAATGGGCTGTGCGACTCGGCTGGAATCGACGCGAACTTCCCGCTCGGTCCCAGGGACGACGCCCGAATCCTGCCCGCGGCCGAGCGCACCGCCGGTCCGTGCGATCTGTTCAACCACCCGTGCGAGGTCTCGTGCGCCGGGGATGGTGTGGTCGTGGCTGTCACGGCGTCGGACAACGCGGTGAAGATCTTCGACGCCGACTTCTACGGCATGGAGCGCCGCACCGCCGACGGCTGGGTGACGGACGCCTACGGCTGCCGGCTGGTCACGGCGCCCACCAACTTCGGGCTGTCGATGGCTAAGACCGTTTCCCAGTTGCTCGTGGACTTCCTGGCCCGATCGACCGACACGCCGGCCACCCTCACGCTGTACGTCGGCCTGTCCGGCACCCCGGTCGACCCGCTGGCCCTGGGCGACGTGTCGTACAAGCTGATCCAACTGAGCACCCGCACCCTCCAGGGGCCTCCGGTGGTGCCGAACGTCACCCCGTCGACCAAGCCCGCCCGGTGGAACTTCAAGCTGGAGGGCCGGTTCGTGTGGTTCGACCTGCGGATCGAACCGCTGGTGGGTGGTCCCGTCCAGTTCTCGCGCATGGAAGCCGGGGTGGCCCGAAGCACCAACGCCGTCGAATGAACCCGACGATCATTAACATCCCCGATCCACCGTCCCTAACGGATTGTTACCGTGCGGGGATCCCTGGAGGATTGACCGCGGTGTTCACCGAGTACGACCGGCGCGTGAAGGCGTGGTCGGCCCAGGTGAAGATCGCGCAGTCCTCGGGCGGCGCACCGATTCACCCGGGGCGAGGCGTCCAGGCGCTCACCACCCCCCGGCAACGGCTGGCCTCCGGGGCATCCACAGCGTCGAGCGAACGGCTGGGGTGGACGCGCGTCAGCGGGCTGGAGAAGGCGTCTCGCCTGTCGCTCGTCACCACCTTCGGAAGCGGCTTGTGGCCCATCTCCGTTGGTCCGGTGGACAGCGGGCGCTACGGCAGCATCAGCACGGTCGACACGCTGGTCGAAGTGCAATACTCGGTGCCTCCGGTCGACACCCCGTACGTCGACGTGCAGGGCGTGCGCTCGTACAACACCACCGGGTGGCCGGTTCCGGCGGCGTGGAAGTCCCGCCAGTCGGACATCCTGTTCCCCGTGCTTCGGGTGACGCTGGTTCCGCAGAACGCACCGCTTCACGGCGGAATCGACTCCTCGAACTTGGTGCAGAAGGTGGTGTTCCAGCGGTCGCCGCTCCCCCGCGCAACCCCTCCACCAATCCCCGAGGGCAGCATCGCCGCCGGCTCCATCGAGCACGTGTCGTGCGTAACTTGGCTGGAGGACATCTTGGGCCGTCCCGTGAAACTCACCCACGCTTTCGCCGAACTCGTTTAACCCCATTGACCTATGGCCACCAAGTGGACAATTCCAACCGCCAGCAAAACTGGGGCAACCGCATCCACCGAAGTCCCCGATTACTTCGGGACCAACTCCGGCGGGGCGTTCGAAACCGCACGGGCGGCGAAGATCCCGGGACTCGACCCGATGATCTACCAAGCCGCGTTGTCCGCCGATGGTCTGGCCTCGACGCTCAACAAGGGCGTGGCCGACTACAACGACGCGTTGCAGAAGGTCTTCCCCACCCTGGCACGGGCGAACAAGCAGGAGATTTCGTCGGTCAACTCGGTGTTCGACCCCAACGGCATCCAGGCGACGCTCCAGGGAATCCGCGAGCGCCAGACGAAGGCGATGGACGGGGTGGACAGCATCCTGCGGGCCGACATCTCCAAGGGGCTTGGCCTCGGTCGGGTCGGCGCCTCCGGCACCGCCGGGGGTGGGCTTTCGAGCTTCCTGACCAAGATCGCCGCGGCCGAGGCGGGCAAGCTTCGGCTCCAGAACGCGGCGAGCGTGGCCGCGGCTGAGCGGGCGGACGCCAACACCCTGCTCTCCGCCCGCACCTCCGCCGCGGGTCAGCGTCAGGCATTGGCCGCCTCGCTCCTCAGCCTGCTCAACCAGCCGGGTGAGGTGTCGAGCAACGCCCAATCCAAACTCGCCACCGCCCTGTCGAACATCCTCCAACTCAGCCTCGGGAACTCCTTCACCGGCCTCGCCACAGCCGACTAACCAGCCATGAACGAACTCGACGCCATCCATCTCAGCGAATCCCACGGGTTGGGGTCGCCTCGAAACACCCTCGTTCCGGGGGTGGCCATCCCGGCGTACGTGCCGGGCACCGACCCGAACAAGTGGATCGCCACGGTGAAGGCCATCGGCATCGCCTCGCACACTCCGTCGAGTTCGGGCTACTCGTTCTACAAGCCGGTGGCGGACGCCGTGGGTTCGCTCCCCGGCTATAGCGGGCTGGACAACACGACGATCCAGCGGAAGTCCCCGGAGGAGCAGGCCCAGGTGGTGGCCAAGCTCGCGGACGTGCTGTCCCGGGCCGGAGGGGAAAGCGGTGCAAACCGATTCGCCTCGGGCAACTGGATCTTCGGCAACGACTTCGGTGGCATGCAGTCGGCCAAGCTTGCGGACGACGCCCAGGAGTTCCGCGAGATCGAGTCGAACCGGAACTTCAATCTCCAGTCGGCGGCGCAGGCGTTTCGGCAGAACCTTGAGCAAGCCCAGCTTCGGCGGTCTGAGGGCACCGACGCGTGGCGCCAGTCGCAGGACGTGGAGGCCAACCGGCTGGCGCTGCTCGATCGCCTGAGTCGCCTGACTCAGCAGGACTTCTCGAACCAACTCGACGTGTCGAAGCTCAACTCCGAACTCGGGTACGATGCGGCGTACAAGCAGGCGGGGAATGCCGCGTCCGACGCGATGCTCGCGGCGTACCCCAAACTTACGTCGGCTCAATCGGTCTACAACGAGCGCATGGTGCAAGAGGCCAAGGCGTGGAACCAGAGGGCGGCGAAGGTGAACGGCGGTTCCATCCCGGATGAAATGAGGTTGGTCGTTACCGAAGGTCCGAACGGAGTCGCCCAACTCAAGGGGGGGCAGATGGCGGGATCGGGTGTTACGGACGTGACGAACATCATGATGAAGTCGCAAGAGGCGATGGAGCTTCGCAATGCTCTGAACGACTTGCAGGCGGCACAGGTGGCGAAGGAGAAGGTGGCGTACACCCCACGTCCCCGGACGACAACCCCCCAACTCCCACCGCTCAACTTCAACGCCGAACCTCTGTTGGAACTGCTGACGCAGTACGGGTTCAACCTAGTTTCGGTGCCCAATACCACCCAACAGGTATCCAAGACTGGATCCGTCGGATACTTCGACCCCAAGACCGGACAACTTATCCGCTACTGACATGCCACAACGCATCGACGTCCCAGGCGTTGGTCCGGTCGACTTCCCCGATGACATGGGGGACGACCAGATCGTTCAAGCGGCGGCGGAACTTCACCGGCAGGCGACCCTTCCGCAGATGCCGAAGCTCAACACGGTGTTCGTCCAAGGGGCGGGCGACTTGATTGGACCTCCGCCGCAGCCAGAGCCTCCGGTGGATTTCCCGCTGACCGACGCTCAGAAGTCGGGGTTCGACACGTTGAACAATGTCACAACCGCGTTGGGTGCGGTGCCTGATCTACCCGCGGCGTTGGTGAATCGTGCGGCTGATGCGGTTTCGAGCACTGTGGCAAACGCCGGACGGTCATCGCTCGGCATCTTACCCGGCCTTCAACCCCTCTTGGATTTGATGGACGGGAAAACCCCTTCACTGAATCCCGCGGAGAACTACGAAAGGTTCACGCAAGGACCGTACGGGAAACTGACGAAGGCTGGAACGGAAGATCAGCGCAAATATTACGACGACCGATTGGCGGAAATGCCGGATGGGGTGAAGCAGACTGTCGACTTTCTTGGTAGTTCCGGCGGTTCAATTGTCACATCCCTTCCGGCCACGGTGGGTGGACTTCCCGTCTTGTTTGCCACGTCGCTCTCCACGTTCGCTCCGGCGTATGAGGAGGCGCGTTCCAAGGGAGCGTCTCCAGAGAAGGCATATCTCCACGCATGGAACTCCACTCTGGCCGAGGCTGGGTCGGAATACCTGGGTAGCGCCGCGGCTCGCACTTCGAAGTTCCTCGGGAAGATGCCGTTCCTTCCAGATGGGCTGCGGAAGTTCTTCGACGTTGCTCCGCGCGACGCACTGAAGGAGGCGATCAAGGAAGGCGGAATGTCTCTCCTGAAGCGGCTGGGTCGCACCGGATTCTCCGAAGGGCTGGAGGAGATCGCGAGCACTCTGGCTCAGCACGTATCTGCGGCGATGCTGTTCGACCCGACGCAGATGACCAACGTATCGGACCTCGTGACCGATCTGTTCATGAGCTTCCTCGGTGGTTTCACCGGAGGCGTGGGGTTCACTCCGCTGGAGATCCGTGCGGCGAAGCACAACCTCCGAGCGGAGGTTACGAAGGGTGTGGTCGACCAGTGGCAGGAGTCACTGGACGCGGCTCGCAAAGAGGGGGCGCTTCGACCGGAGGACGAGAAGGCGATCCCCGAGGCGGTGAGCGCCCGCATGAAGATGGAAGTCGCGGCACAACGCGGCGACCAAACCATGCTCCTTGCCAACAAGCTGCGTCTCCAGAAAGTTCTCGAATACTCCAAGGGCACCGCAACGGCTGCCGAGATCGCGCAGCAAACCGAGGCGGAGGTGCTCAAGGCGGCGGAGATCAACCGCGCACTCGAAGATCCTCAGCATGCCCAACAGGTTCTTCAGCAGGCGATCGAGCAGTTCGGTCCGGATAGTGCGGTGGTCGAGCGTCTTCAGCAGGCGATCGAGCGGGCGCCCGAGGTAAACAAGGGATTCGGGATGGCCTTCGGAAAGGACATCGCGAAGGGAGATGTTCCGACAGTCCAAGGCGTGCCACAGCTTCGGCGTGCCCGCGCTGTGATGGGCGATCAGATTGACGCGCCATGGCGCCAAGCCATCGAGTCCGAGAACTTCACGCCCGACCAGTACGAACTCCGACCGGGCAAGGGATACCGGGACAACCTCACCGGCCGCGCGACCGACCAGCCGACGGATGCGGATGGACGGCTCAACCAAGAGATCGAAGGTGTGTACGACCAGCAGTCGAAGAAGGTCGTGTTCTTCCGCGGGTCCATCCGTGATCCGCAGCGGCTCCGCGAGGTCGCCCGGCACGAGGGACTTCACCAAGCGGCGGACACTCCCGAGGGTCAGGCGAAGATCAGCGAGTTCGCCGCGCAGGAAATCGGGCGGTCGCAGGAGATGCGGGATGACGTGTGGGGACTCGCCCGCCGGTACAACGGGCGCGACATCCCCGAGGAGTACATCGCCCATCTGTACGAGAAAAAGAAGTGGTGGCGTGAGCCGGTCGACCGACTCCGCGCAAAGCTTTCCGAATGGTTCCCGAAGCTCGGTCCGGCACCGGCCCCCGTGGCTGGCCGTATCCTGGCACGGAGTATCGTTCGAAATAAGGGGGTGATCCCAAATGGCCAAGAAGTGCAGTCCCAAGTCCAAGACCAAGAAGTAACACAGCCGGTTCCTCCGGTTCTTGACGCGGCCGGCACAGCGCCGGGGACAGCTTCGACACCTGCTCCTGCCGCACCGGCCGCGTCTCCGCAAAGTGCGGAAACTATTCCCGCACAATCCGCACATCCATCGAATCTTCCTGGGTGGCTTGATGATGAAATTAAACGCCTGTTCGACGTTGCTCAAAAGGCCGGAGTGGTTCCCGAGATTGAGTCGCTTGCAGCTCAAAGGAAAACCGCTCTTGAGATTGCGAACGCGATAGTAGTACCCGGTTACGCAACACCCCAGGATAAGAAGCCGATCGTCCTTGCGGTTCGTTCCAAGCTTGGGATTCCAAGCATGGACATGACGTCGGAGTTCGAGCGTTGGATCCAAAACAGGAAAGCAGCCCCAGCCACCGCCGAGTCTCCTAAGCCTCCGGTGGCACCGACGGTCGAGGCATCCACGCCCGCACCAGCGACTCCGCAGAAAGACGAGCGACCGTTCGATGGTGGAGTGAACCGCCCCAGAAGCGACGAACCTCCGATCGCTGAAGGCAAGGTCCGCGTCTACCACGGAGGCGGGTTCAAAGAGGCGTCAGGAGATTGGACTGCTTCGCGCGACTACGCCGAAGGGTATGCCCTGATGAATGGTGGCAACGTCTGGTACGTTGACCTTGAATCCGATAGCCCGCTCCTGAAGCCGGCATACGATGACACTGGTCTGCCTCGCCGAGCCTCCCCAGCCCACTTCTCCGGCACGGCAGAGACGCGAGATAATGCCAAGTCGCTCGGACCGCCAAAGCCAGCGCCTCCCGTTGCCGAACCAACTCAGGAAACGAAGCCGCCCGAATCACAGGCAACTGCTTCGAATAAAGCTCCTTCTGTTGAAACGAAGTCGGAAACGAAGACGCCTTCCGAACCCGTTCCGAAGCCTCCCGAATCCCCTTCGGAACCCAAGGCGGAAGCGCCGGCCCATCCGGAGCCCACGCCCACCCCGAAGGAGGAGGCGAAGATCCAGAAGAAGAAGGAGCAGGCTGACCTCCAGGCCGAACTCGACGCCGAACTCGGGCAGACCGAAACCCATGAACCTACCAAGGACAAGGGAGGAACAACTGCTACCGATTCCGTGGAGTCAAAAGGGCGCAAGCCCAAGCGCGTCGCACCTCCCCATCTCCGCCAGAAGAAGGCCAAGGCCGAAAGCACCCCGCAGCCCGCACCAACTCCCACCAAGGACATATCCAAAGGTGATCGCGTCGAGTGGGACGATGACGGAGTGCGCCGAACCGGCGTTGTCCTTGAGCGGAACGCCATGGGCGTGTCGGTGGACGATGATGCCTCTGGCCGTCGCTACCTGCTCGCATCGGATCGCCTGAAACTCCTGCCTCCGGTCGAGGCCACGCCATATCCAGCGCCAACACCAGAACCAACACCAGCACCCCAAAATGTTGCCCCTGAACAACCACCGCTCGCGGCCCATGAGCCCGCACCGATCGAGACGCCACAGCCACAGCCGGCACCTCCGGCACACGCGGCTCCAGAAGTCGTACCTCCGACACCTGTCCCGGGTGAATCTGAGCTTCGAAAAGAAGAACGAGTCGAAGGAAAGCCCGAGGCTTCGAACGAGCGAAAGACCAGCACGGCAAAGGCGTTGAAGGTTCAGAAAGAGTACCTTGTTGAAGCCGTGACGAAGGCTCTGGAGGAGGCTCCGGAATCGGTTGGTTCTCCAGACTCCGACGAGATCGCAGCCGCGCAGAAAGAATGGGACGCGGCAAAGCTTGAGGCTGGGAAGATGCAGAATTTGTCCGACCGTGAGACCGCAAACGCATCCGCACTGGAGAAGTATCAAAGTCGCATCGAAATCCTGTTTGAGAAGTACAAGACTCCCACCACGATTGACTTGGCGGTTGACGGAAAGCCAGGTCCGGGTGGTGTTGTGCCACGCAAGACCAATGAACTCGACTTTTCCCAGCGTCAGGTTTTGCTGGTGGATCAGATCAAGAAGGCCAAGTGGCAAGGCCCAACCGGCATCACATTCGATGTTCCTGGCGACGGCGTGTTCACCGTGGTAAACGACAAGCCGACCCTGCGGAAGTTCTTGGAGACGGTGAAGAAGCGGTTTCCAAAAGGCGATGGGCGTTCGTCCGAACCCAAGATGGCGTCGACATCCGAGAAATCGACCCCAAAGGAAGCGGCGCTCAAGACGTTCACGGATCGGGTCAAGGTGGTTGGCGTGTTCGCATCAACCGATGTGACGCGCAAAGTGGTCAACCGAGTTGCGCACGCCGGAGGGCTGCTCATCGCCACCGATGGTCGTCAGATGGCTGTCATCCCTGCGGGAGAAAGCACCACCGATGTCCACCAGTTCAACTCGCAAACCGGCGAGCAAGTGAAGTTCGAAGTGGACGACAAGGGCGCGAAGTCCGACCTAGCGCAGTACCCGAACTGGCGCCAAGTCCTACCATCCGACCCGGAGTGGCGTGCGAAGGCCGACGTGGCTGTTCTTTTGAAGATGGTGCGTGGAGCTTTGCAACTTTGGGTTGGCGAGGAGAGGAAGTCGTCGTCCAAACCCATGCAACTGTTCTTGGACTCCGACGGAAACTTCGGGGTTAAGGCGATCGTTCCGGACTCTGGAGAGTTCGAGTCGGGTGTTACGGAGAAGTCGAAGATCATCGGAGCGTTCAATGCCGACTACCTAGCCGATGGCCTTGAGGCGGCGGCTCGCATGGGGAATCAAAGCCTGTGGGTGGCAACGGACGAAGGATTGCTTGGCCCTGCGTCGTTCCTGGGAACCGACTTCGCCTACGTGCTGATGCCGATGCGGGATGCTGAGACGTATAAAAAGACAAGAGTTACGGTCAAGACTGCCGAAGCCGATGCCCAGCGTTCGACTCTGACCGAGCAATGGCGCAAGCAGTTGGAGATCGAAACAACCGAATCCACCGAACCTAAGAAGCCTAAGGCCAAGCGGAAAGCCAATGGCCAGAAATTCAGTATCATTCCCACCGAGAACCGAGAGACGCTGCTGGCGCAGGATGTTCAGTGGTTCCGCAACGAGTACAAGAGCGCCCCCGAGATCGTGTTCCGCGACGAACCGGACGATCTTGTTCAAGAGCCTGTCTACTACGACCCGGGTTTCCGTCAGATCGTGGTGGTGCCCCGCCTGCTGCCCCGCACTCGCGGCGCCCGCCGGTCGTTGTTCCTCGGGGCCCTGGCTGACGCTGGCATCAACCTCATCCCCGAAGCCTTTTGGGATTCGGCCTGGGAGGACATCCGCAAGGTCGACCCGGAGATGCTGAAGCGGGCGGCGGACGCCCTGAAGGTTGACGTGCGTGAATCCTCTGGTCGCCGGGCGGTGCTCCGCCGGCTGGTGGAACAGCGCATGCAGGGACCGACCCGCTACGGTCTCGTGCGCTCGCTCCTCCGGATGTTCCGTGCCGAGTCGCCGACGGCCCGTGTGGTCGCCCGGGTGGCGCGTCAAATCGCCAAGCAGTCGGAGAACTTCATCCCCGAGACGCCCTACACCTTCGCCACCGACTCCCAGGAGCAGGTCCATGCGGACGTGAACGCCGCGGTGTGGGGGCTGCGGTCCGACGTGTACGCCCTGCGGGATGCGGCGAACGAAGTCATCTCCCGGGCGATCGAGGACAACCAGTGGCAGCGCATCAAGAACCGCCTGGGAGAACTGGCGGAGCAGGGGGAATCGGCTTCCATCGGACGCGGTCGGCGCATTCGGCTGAACATCGACTCCCCGCAGTTCATCGCCGAACTGGAGGCATTGCAGGTCCCGCACAACCAGTCGGACGTGCAGGCGCACCACACGTGGCTGGACGAACTTGAAGCGCGACGGGTGGTCACGCTGATGGACAACTTGGACAAGAACCGGGAGACGCTGGGGTTCCTCGACGAGAACCTGCGCACCGGCTCGGGCGACCTGACCAAGCAATCGTCGTCCGTGATCGAGGCCCTGAAGTCCCGCATCGCCCGCCAGCAGGCACGGCTTGACCGCATCGAGACCGAGCGCCCAGCGGTGTTCGACCGTGCCAACTCCATCCGCCGGGCCACCGACGGCATGGCTGAAGCCAGGGCCGCGCGGGCGACCCTCACGGCGCCCGAGATCCAGCCGTGGATCGAGACGATCTACGAGATCGAGCGGTCGGGTGCCATCCCCCGCGGGATGGACGAGGTGTCGCCCAGCCTGCGCACCCCCATCGAAGTCGCGTCCGGCCTGTTCGGGCATCACGCGCTGGAGATTCAGCGGTCGATGCGGGAGCGGATGGACCGGGTGTCCGAGCGGCTGGCGAAGAACCTGCGGAAACTCCAGCAGCGGCGCCGAGAACTCCGGTCGAAGCAGGGCGATGTGGACGTGCGTGTCCACGAACTCCTCACCTCCATCGCCGGGGATGCCGAGGCTTCGGGCGGTCTGTTCTCCCGGTCGGTTGCCCAACAGGTGCGGGAGCGCGAGCTCGCGATCTCCCGGCTGGCGGTGTTCCTTGGCCAAGCCCAACCGAACAGCGTGGCCGCGGAGTTCACCGAGGCCATGACCTCGGGCGACATCTTCGCCGCCATGGGCAGCGCATCAGCCGGGGAACTTCCGGCCGGCGCACCCTCGCAGGAGCGCCCCGTCGCATCGGACGAGGCTTTCGGTCGGAACGTGGCGATGATCCGGGCGGTCGCGCAGGGGGCGAGCATCACGGATGACGTGTTGCGCGAGATTCTGGACATGGCCAACCGCGACATGGGATTCAGCAACGTCGTGCTGATGCTGGCGGACGAGGCGGATTCGCGGTCGGAGCGGCGCATGCTGGACGTGATCGAGCGCGTGGAGGCGGCGCGGGAGAGTATGTTGGCCCACCCTCAACCGCTGAACGCGGAGGAGCGGGCGACCCGGGAGGGATTCATTGCCGCCCGCGGCATGCTCGAACGCCTTCGCCTTGAGCGCAGCGGGGCGAGCGCGACATTGGCCGAGGTGGAGAAGGAGATTCAGGAGGCGGAGATCGAGCAGCGTTCGATCGCGATGCTGCACCAACTGGCAGCCAGGGCGGTCGAACTCGCGGGGGGCGAGATGGGCGACCGCATCGGCACGGCGGAGATGGTGTACCGCACGAACTCCCACGGGCTGCACTTCGTGGAGTTCATCAAAGCCGACGGGACGAAACAGGAGAGCGTCATCATCGGTCCGAACAAGGAGTACACCGCCGAGGTGATCCAGAAGATCATCGAGTGGCGGCAGGCGGCGCAGGAGGCGGTGGAGGAGGCCCAGGCCAACCCGACCAACCCTCCGAACGCGCCTCACATCACCCGCGGCTTGGCCGTTGGGGCAGAGAAGGCACTCGCCGCGATCGACGCATACTCCACTCCGGACAACCTGTTGAAGACCAGCCGGTACAAGATCTTCAACCTCTGGCTGGCCAAGACCGAGTTCGCCATCCGAGCCATCCTGCCCCGCCTCATCCCGGGCATCCATGGCCGGCTGTTCGCCGAGTCCATCGCCGGCTACGCCCGGTTGGGTCGCCTGCTCGACGCCATCGCGGCGAAGAACCACGCCCGCCGGATGAAGCTCCTGCATTCGGCGTACGAGTCGCTCGGGCTTGACCCGTACAACGCCAACCACCAGTCGGACCTTGCCACCGCCTACGCCGAGGTGGCGCACCGATACCGCGAGCACGGTTCGAAGGTGGCGGTGGGCGACACCCTGCTGAACACCAGCCTCCGGAACAAGCCGATCACCCGGGAGCTCGTGACGCTCCTCCGGTTCGACCGCGACCTATTCCGCGAGGCCCAGCGGATCATGCAGTCCGAGGACTACGGCGGTATCCGCGAGAACCTCCGTGGCATCCGGCTGGTCCGTCCGGCGGCGGAGACTGGCGACATCGGTCTGGCCCGCAAGGTCAACAGCGAGATCGAGCGCCAGATCGCGGCGAACTACGAGGCAGCCCTGGGGGCTGACCCGAAGAACCCGGACATGAGTCAGACCTGGGTGGCATTCCCCGACATCGTTCGGTTCCACATCCTCGACTCCCTGCGGTCGGACTTGGCGTTCGAGCGCAACCCCATTCTACTCGAATTGGAGCAGCAGTACGCCCGGGACATCCGGTCGGGCAAGGTTCCACCCCCGTCGATCGCGTCGGCCTTCGAGGACACGGTGTCGGCCCTGGCGGTCTACGCGAACAACCGCATCGCCAGCCCGCACGAGACAATCCGCAAGGCCCTGTCGGATGAACTGATGGTCTACGCCCGCGTCGCACGCTCGCGCCGCGCCTCCAGCGTGGACTCCACCACGCCCATGACCCGGGTCGGGACGTACACCGGAGAGGACGACACCAACGAGTTCACCAGCCCGGCGGCGAAGCTGATCTACCCGAGTTCCATGTACGAGTACGGGGCATCCGGGTCGGTCAACGACATGCGGGGCGCCCTGTCCAACGTGCTCGACGTCTCCCAGGTCTCGATGTTGGGGTCGGGCAAGGCCGCGGCGGAGCACCTTCGGACGATCGCCGACATCCTGAAGAACATTCAGGATCCTCGGATGAACGACGAGGTTCGGGCGGTCGCCCGGTGGTTCACCAACAGCAGACCCGATGTGGAGGTCACGCAGGAGGTGGCGAACAGCGCGGCAACCAAGGTGCGGGCGGTGGCCGAGGCGATCGAGCGGGACTTGGCGCACATCCAGAGTCCTTCGGTCTCACCGGGCGGTCTCCAGAAGTTCACTGGGGCGCTCATGCCGTTCATGCTCGCCGCTCCACGGGTTGGCCTGTCGAACGTGGTGGGTGGACCATTGAGTTCCCGGCGCATTCTGACTCCTCTCATCGGTGCTCCTCTGGCCAACTTGGCAGCCTTCGGACTGACGCTCCACTCCCTGTCCTACGCGGTCTACAACATGACCGACTGGATGGTGCGCAAGACCGTCGGCATCCATCTCCCTCGCCTTGGGACTTCACCGGAGGTCATGGAGTGGTTGCAGTCCATCGGGTGGGGTAGCCGCATCGGCTATGCCGAACTCGAAGGGCTGAAGGCCCACATGGGCGGGGGCGTGGGCAACGCCACGATCCGTCGCATCGGTCAGGTGGGCGAGGTGCTGGAGTCAACGGTCGGCAGCAAGGTCGGAACCACCGGCACCGACGCGCACCTCAACCGGATGGCCGCGACGACCCTGGTGCCCCTGATGCTCCGGCGCATGACCGCCATCGCCAATTCCTGGCGCAACCGGCTGGCCAAGGCGAACATCGAAGTCTCGGGCGACGTGACGGGCGAGTGGGCCATAGGCGACGCCGACATCGGGAACTCCGCGGGCTTCCGCGAGATGCTGCGGGAGGCGGGTGTCCACCCGGAGGAGTTCATGGCTGCCTTGGCGCGTGGGGAAATCGACAATCGACGGTTCTGGCTTAACCCTCTGGGAGCGAAGTTCGGAAACGCCGTGCTCAGCGAGTGGAACGCCTCGACCCGGACCAACCGTCCGAGCGCCCGTGGCCTCCGGAGCCTCCTCCTCGGCTGGATGACCTTCGAAGTCAGTCGGACGGTCGATATGTTCCGTCAGCCGGTGGACCGATCGGCCACCCGCAAGCTGATGAACACCGCCATCACCGCGGGTTCCATGCTGCTCTCCTCCTTCGCAATCTATTACTTCGGCGTGGCCGTCCGGCAGGCGATGAACGACGTGCAGACGACCATCGCCCGGGAACTGGCGGAGGCCATCGCCTCACCCCCGGACGATGACGACGACCTGTGGGACTGGATCCAGAACCTCCTCGCCAGGTTCGTCTCGGCCTGGGAGATCAACTCCGCCCCGCAACTCACCCCGAAGGACAAGTCGTGGTGGAATCGACCGATCCTAGCCATCGCCTGGGACGTGCTCCAGACCCCGGCAAAGTCGCTCGGCGTCGACCGCATCGCCACCGGCAACGGATTCATGGCGCCCGGCCCTGGCATACTTCTTCAGATCGCTGAGGCCGGAATTCTGGCCGCACGCGCCACCATGGAAGTCATGACCGGGAAGAACGTCGATGCCAAGGTCGACGCCGCCAACGCCTCCCGGTCCATCCTTGGATCGTTCGGTGAACTCGGTCGCGTGCTCGCCAACTTCTTCCACGGCACGCCACGCCGGCAAACCACGTCGGCCATCCGTGACGCCGCGAACGCGCAGGGCGTTCAGGTGGTGAGCCGAACCGCCCCCAGCACCTTCGCCTTCCAGCGGGACGCGGCCCTCCAGCCGGAGCTTCTCGGCGCGGCCCTGGCCTTCTCCGAGGCCAACCCGGAGGACCGGGAGGCGGCAAAGAAACGACTCGTCAGCGTGGCCCAGGCGATCTACCAGCGGGCGTACGACCGCGTGATCGAGCGCGGAGGCTTTACTAACCCGGTCGAGGCGAAGGACGAGGCGGACAGGGCAGGGCAACGGGCCGTCCAGTCGGCCGTCAGTTCGATCGAACCCGTCACCCGTGCCATCGGTCGGTCGGTCACGCCCGACGAGTACGCCAAACTGAAAACCTCCGGAGTTCTGGAGAACCCGGAGGTCGTGCGTGAGACCAAGGCTGTTGCGGCGGCGGCGCAGGCACTCGCGTCCACTCCTACCCCGACGGGGCGGGCGATGGTGAACCCGAGTCAGGCCGTGACTTCCCCGATTTCCCACGCGGGATCGGGTGGCGGCGGGTTTTCTTCCGGCGGTTCGTCGACCCGGCGCCCGTTGGGCCGTCGGCTGCCGGCGCTCCGTTCGCGGATGCCCCGGTTGCGCCGGGCGCGGGCAAGTCGAGTGCCTCGGTTACGGAAACCACCAAAACTTCGGCGACCAAGGCTATGACCTTCACCGCGGACTGCACGGTGTCGTGAAGATCCTGCTTAGATTGCTCCAACGCAGCTAAGTAGGATTTCCGTTTCCTGTATTCCAGGCCGTCGAGCCACAACAGGACGTGGGATATGTCGCTCATCGCTCATCCTCCCGCGGAAAGAAGGCCGACACGTCGGGCGACTTCGGCCAGTTCGTGATGACTCCTCCGCTGTCGATCTTGAGCATCACGTAGTCCACCGCCACCACTTCCACGTCGACCTTTTTCCAGACTGTGAATGTCATGCTCATTTGCAGTCGTCGTTGGATTTGGACGGCGGTTGAGGCGGAACCACCACGTTGATAGTCCCGAGCAGGTCGGCAACCGCTCGGATCGACTGCGCCAGACTGTTCAGCCTGTCCTGTGCGGATTCGATGTTTTTAACGCGCGTCCAGTGGTCGCCCACCTTCACTTCCGTCCCGACGCCGAACCTGTAATTGCCTCCGCACCGCAATTCTCCAACGGCAATCGTGGCCAGTTCGTCGTCCGTCACTTCCGCGATGTACGTCTTGGTGTATTCATCCTTCACTATTGCTATGATCTTCATTTCAGGAACTCCTTCACGTTCTTGACCCAATTTTTGTGCCCGATCGGGTCGGTTTCGGGAGGGCAATATTTTTGCCCCAGGTGCTCAACGAAGTCCTTCTTCCCATCCCACTCGGCGTGGGCGCTGCGAATCGTCCGAATGCACACTTCCCGGGCGTGCGCGGTGTTCCGAACCTTCACCCCCTTGATCCCGTACGCCGGCCGGGCTCGCCGCCCGCCCTCCGCACGGTAGATCGCGTCGGCGATCCGGTGTACGTCGATGACCTGGGCGGCAAACGCGTCCACGTTCGCCGTCAGCATCACGAGAAAGAGCGCGGCTTTCATGACTTGCGGTAGTTGTCTCGCACGTACGTCTCTGCCTGCGGCATGGACAGGCACCGATCGCAGACCGAAGTGCGGTCCACGATCTTCACGCCCGGCCTTCCACACGCGCACGTGTGAGCTTTCGTGCATACTTCTTGGTCGGTTTCATGGGAGGCTTGCGGATTGGGCTTCCCGAAGCGCGACACGCCCTGCCACGGTGATCGCAAAATACTCGTCAGGGACGAACGACTTCCTCCCGGCCGAACGCATCAGCCCTCGGGAAACCAGAACGTCCATGTCCCTGCCGCCTCCGCAGTAGAATCCACCCGCCGCCCGGTGGACTGTGTGGTGGAGGATGTCGCGCTGTTCACGTGTCAATGGTTCTTGTTGGGTATTCATATTGAATTGGCCCACCCGTCGCCCGCGGCGTGCCGGTTTCCCGGTGTCTCCCGGCTCGCTCGGAGTCCGGACCCGCGTGCTGTAGACGTCAGATGCTTTTGGCGACGGGTGGAAAGGGGTTAGGCGTTGACGTTGGTTTTGGGGACCTTCCCATAACCTGGGAACGATCGGCGGTGGAGATTGATCACCGTCTCCACCTTCTGCTCGTCGGAGTAGGTGCTGGCTACCCGGCGTGATTGGGCGTCCGCGTTGATCGCGTGCGACACGAGGATCGCCGCATCCTGCGCGGTCTCGGCTTCAAGGTGGACGTGCAGGTTCCCGCCCACTCCATGGACCGTGCATTTCATTGTGCGGCCTCCTCGATGATGTCGTTCAGGAGTGTCGCCACCCGGCGCTTCTCGTCCTCACGCACCAAGCATTTCACCATGTTGCTGCGCTTGGACTTCAGATGCGACGACCGGCGAAGTTCCTCCGCCTGTTTCAGCAGGTCGAAGGCCAACGCCTGAACTCGTGCCATGGAATTCGACTCCGCCCGACCTCGGCGCCGCACGTCTCGTCGTTCTCGCAGCAGGCGAACCACGTGCTCGGGTAGGTCTCGGGCGGAGCGGGCATCCGTCCATTGACGCCCGCCGTTGAGTGTACGCCGCGCTCCCGCAGAACGGGCACTTGGCCAGAGTGTGGGCGCTCATTTCCCACTCCATTTCGCTTTGGCCATCTGCGCGGTCTCGGCGTAGATGTACGGTGATTCGAGGTTGCGCCCCACCACGCCCTCCAACCCGGGAACGCCGGCCGTGCGCTCGAAAATCTGACCGGCGTGGTACTCCTCGGGCAGCCGGTAGATCATCCCGGGCAACATCCGCTCGCCCGCGATCAGGTCGATCGGTGGAACCAAGTCACTCAGGATCCGGTAACGCTCCCTCCAGGGCAGGGAAGACGGCAGGTCGTAGACGATGACCGCCCCGCGGGACTCGCCGAAAGCCGACTTGTCCCGCAGCCCGACCAGCCCCAGGTCAACCAAGTCGCGGTCGCCCCCGGCAAAGGAAGCCATGCCTTGCAGGGCATCGCGGAAGTGCGCGGCTTTGTAGGTGTCGAACGGCTGCCCGTGGCGGTTCCAAAGGGTGGCGTCGAAGTGGCGGAAGATCGCCCGCTCCTCGTTCACCTTCGGTTGCCATCCCCATCCGGGGAGCGTCCAGTTGTTGCGTATCTCCCCCAGCGACCGCCCTGGACGCATCGGGCACGGCGGAGGTTGAATTGCGGTGGTGGTGTTCATTCGATCAGGAAGTACGGTTTGAGCAGTCGGAATACGCCGTAGCCCACGAGGGCCATGGCGATCAGCAGCCCGCCGATCACCAGCAGCCCACTTACGGCACTCGGTTCCCCAGTGATCACCGGGCAGGACTCGGGGTGGGATTCAAGAATGCGGGCGCATTCGGCATTCGCCTCGTCGAACGTCTCGAACTCCCCGGCGTCCTTGAATCCCGTCGGGGTTTGGTATTTCACGCGATACATAGGGCTTTTAGGTTGAGGGCGTCGAACGAGGAGATACGTGGCGTGCGTCCGTTGATACTCACTACCGCCACGATATTCAGTCTGCGGCTGATCCATGACTCGGAGCAGATTTCAACGATTCCACCTGCGGTGGTCTCCCACCGTGTGCCGGGCTTGAATGTTCGGTTCCATCCGACCATTTGCATGGCGCGGATTCCCCATCTCAGTGTGGCATTCATCAGAGTGTGGTGAGTACGACCGCGAGGTAAACCCCCGCCGATCCCATCAGGAGACCGGCGAGGAACCACCGCAGTCGAAGGTGTCGGGAGTTCATGGGATCAGGCGCGCAGAGAAACCACGGTGCCAAGGCCAGCCGTCTCGAACGCCAAGTTGCGCTCGGGGTCCAGCGCATGCCGGCCAGCCTCGAACGTCGTGGCCGGGTACTCGGAGAATTTGATCTCCGCCGCCTCGGAGCATCCCAGCCCATCGACCGCCGCCAGGATGGCCGTCGCCAGCTTCTCCTGTTGGGCCTCCGGAACCTTGTCCATGTCGATCTTGATGCTCGCCTTGCTCCGCACGAACTCCGCCGGCACTCCCATCGTGGAAAGCGGGGCCTGGGGGAACCAGCGGGCTTGAAACGAGCAAGTCACTCGCCCCGCCGGGGTCTGGATCTTGACCGAACTCTCGGGCTTCGACCGCTTGTGATTCGCCGCCAGCCACGCGATCAGCAGGGCCGGCTTGAGGTTCGCCTCCGCCATCTTCTTCGACGACTCGGCGCCGTCGAACTCCCGCTTGGCCTTCAGCCACTCCGTGGCCTGGGCGATGGTCTCGGGGTCGGTGATCACGATACCGTCTTGCTTCGTCGCGCTTTGTGTTGCCCTCGCTTGGAGGATGTTTGCCAGACTCATTTGTTGCCTTTTGGTTTTGGGTTTGACCGGGAGACTCCCGGCCTCACCCCGCACTCGCGCACGGGGCGGGACCGTCAGTCAGGGATAAACTCGTCGGTTCGGTAACACACAACGCCCTCCACCAGTTGGGCGCTGTTGTTCTCGACGATAACGGTAGCGTGGGGGTGCATGTGAAGGGCCAGCCACTTCATTAGAGGTCTTGCGGCCTCCTCAAATGAGGCTTTGTCGATTTGCATACCCGTCGGTGTAGTCAGTTTGGCGCTCATGGATTTGTTGGTTGTGGTTTCCGAAGCTCCTCGATCACGCGGTTGACTGTCGAAGTGTGGATGCCGAGACGAACCGCGATCGTCCCCACGTCCGTCACGCCTCGCGCCACCATCGCCCCCACCCGGGAACGCACTGCGCTCGACGCCGACTCCCGCCACCGGATGCGGCTCGCCGCCCTCCATGCAGGGTTACGCGGCACGGCTGGCCTCCTTCCATGCCCGAATGCCTTCCCGGGTAGCCTCGCGCACCGCCGGCTTCAGGGCCGGAAGATTTCGGCACCAGAACGAAAGCTCGCGCTGCCTCGCCAGTGTCACCCCAGCCCACTCGGGCAACGACCGGCGTGCCCTGCCAACCACGTCAACCGCGTTGCAATACGCGATTGCCCGAATCCTGCACTCGATCTTTTTCTCGATTGTCATGTCTCGATAGCGGGTTCGTAATCTGATTCTTCCACTCCAAACGTCCACGCCACCGCCTCTCGGGCGCGTTGCATTGTCGGGGGAACGCGCAAGAAGTAATCCTTGAAGCTTCCGTCTGGATCGGGGGTTGAATTAACCACCTTTACCATCACAAGCGGTTCGTCTCCGGGTATTTCTTTGCGCAACAGTGTACCAAAATCGTCCTCGTGGATCTTCTCGGCTTTAGAATCTAGCAAGTAGCGATCCGTGCTGTAGCGTTCGATCATCACGCGCCGGACCTCCGCGTTGTTCTCCGACTCGATTTTTTCGACCGTGATCTCAGAAGGCGATTCAACCACGTATCTCGGAACACGCACGCCGTGAATAGCCCACACTCCCCAACCGTCACTGAACCCAACCGCAGGTCCGGAATCGCTGTGAATCCTATGTTGCTCGTCTCTGGAAATGGAGGTCGGACGTTCGCAGAAAACAACCACATCCCGAAACATCCAAACCATGGCGCTGTGTTCGGCGATAGCTATGAGTCCAGAAAGTTTTGAAAACTCGCAGTAATTGCGAAGTGCATCGTAAAACGACAGCCAAAACGAATCGAATTGCCCAGGATTCCACCATCCCCAAGTAAAGTCGCCGACTTGGTCGAGGACTTGGGCGTGGACTTGGGCGTGGACTTGGGCGCGGACTTGGTCGTGGACTTGGGCGAGGACTTGGTCGCTGACTTGGGCGTGGACTTGGGCGAGGACTTGGTCGCTGACTTGGGCGCGGACTTGGTCGATGACTTGGGCGTGGACTTGGTCGCGGACTTGGTCGCGGACTTGGGCGCGGACTTGGGCGAGGACTTGGTCGCGGACTTGGGCGTGGACTTGGTCGCGGACTTGGTCGATGACTTGGGCGTGGACTTGGTCGCGGACTTGGGCGTGGACTTGGTCGCGGACTTGGTCGCTGACTTGGGCGTGGACTTGGTCGCGGACTTGGGCGCGGACTTGGGCGAGGACTTGGTCGCGGACTTGGGCGTGGACTTGGTCGTGGGCGAGGATTGAGCACGCAAGAACCGATTTCAACGGTGATTCCATCCAAACTTGGAAGCGCGGAGGATTGAGTCCGGCAATTCGGTACGCATCACAAATTCCCAGCCACGCTTTTTCTCGATTGCACGGTCCTGTGGACAAGCCGACCTTCAGCCACCTGTCTCGCACGGATGGTAGCCGCTCTAATTCTTCGGGTGTGAGTTGAGTTTTCATGGTCTTAATCGGCGACGTTGCGGATTGCCTCGGGCGAATATTCGCGTTGTCGAGTAACACGGTATGTCCCTTGCGGAAGCTCTATCGTGCCGTGCTCTTGGTGCGTCAGCATGGCCAGCGCATCAGCAATTTCGAGATATGTGACTCCGGAACCGTCGCGACCGAATCGCACTCCAGAATCCGCAATCGCGTGCGCGTGGCCGGTGACTTCTCCGTGAGCCAACACAACTTTTCCTCCCTCGCGTGGGATGGGAGTTAGGTTCGTGGGTGTATTCTCAACCCGCTGAAGCAGCACGTCGCCTTGTCGGTATATGGTCGGTTTCGTTTTCATGGTTCTCTTTCGAGGTTGTCGCCTCGCTGGCCGGCCCAAGTGGCAAATTGTGTCTTGGGCCGGCACTCGAATCGACTGGGGGCTTTGTCATCCCCCGCATGGTGTTCCTCGTGTTGCGTTGTATGGCCGTCGGTGGCCAAAAATCACTTCGACGACCACCGCGTCATCGGCCCGCTTCGCCCACCACGGCAGGAACGCGAACGGCACGTCCAGCCAAACCTCGCCCACATGCGGCGGTGCCTCATTCCGGAACATCGTGAACCCGTAGCCGTGCCGACCGAGGATCTCCCGCGCCTGCGGGCTATCCGCCACGTACAAATCCGATTCGTGGCTGTCCATGGCGATGCCGGCCGCAGCAAGTTCGTCCATGTGGGTGGTGGTGCTCATTTTCGGCACTCGCTCAGGGGCTTAGGAGTCCAATGCAGGTCCAGTTCCCCCCGGCCGCTGAAAATCTCGGGAAGGGAGATGTAGCCTAACTCGCCGCCGAAAAGGTCAGCGCACCCGAAAGCCTGCTGCTGAACCCCGCGATCTTCCTGGGCGTCATCCTCGCACCCCGCGTCCTTCTCGGTGATCCAGAAATTCGCCTGCCCTCCCGCGAAGTAATGCAGGTAAACCGTAGGATCGGACTGGGAATCGGTCTCCCCGGTCTTGGGCATGCCCCGGATGATGCCGGCCAACTCCGTCATTTTGGCGCGGAAGAAGTCGCCTTCCTCGCCCATCATGGCGCTTCGGATGGTCCGCATTTGCAGCGGGGGAATGAAGTGCCGAAGGATCTCGGAGTCGGCACGGGTCAGTGTGGGTCTTTGCGTTTCGGTCATGGTTTTGCAGGTTAGGGTTTGTGGTTTTGGTTTCCGGTTGGCCCGGCCTAGCCCCCCGAACCTCAGGGGGCGACGTTGGGTCAAACCATCCTCCCCCCCTCACACGAGAAAAATCCCATCGTGGGACGGCCTGGCGTGTAAATCCGCAAGTCAGGATCCTCCACCCACGACCGGCACATCAGATTGATGCGGGGGCGAGGTGCAGGTATGGCCATCAAAGCGCACAGCCTCGACAGAATCCAACCGTGCAACTCCTCGAATGCTTCGTCAGCTTCGTCGGCTTCGTCCGAGGTTGGCACGTCATCGAGAAGCAGGAAGGCCCGGACGCGCCACTCCTCAACATCGGTCCCCGTGCGGGTGATAATTGCGGGCGTTATCCACTTCCAAACGTCGGCCCGCGCGATCGTCATCGTTCCGCCGCCGGGGATTTCAATAATCTGGCCAGAGCATTTGAGCATAGGATCAGGGGTGCTTTGCGTGGGGTGCTTTGTATTGCTAGCGGAGGAGCGCGTCAAGCGGATTGTTGAACTGAGGCCACGACCGCCCGCGCCCGCTCGATCAAATCAGGATGCACGTGGCAATCCTCATGCTGCCCCGGCCGCAGATACGACTTGCGGACAATCTCCGAAAGCGAGGCCAGCAACTCCGGAGCCGCCGCGATCAGGCGCGCGTTGGCATCATCGAACGGCACCGCAAGCCCACCGCATTCGGGGCACTCGCCAACTGGGACCACTTCGCCGGGTTCGACACGACTCCAAAAGTCTTCGATCTCCGTAAACCCGCACCGCAAGGCCGACTCCGGCCCCGTCCAACCGCAGTTACCGCACCTCTCTGTTTTGGTCTCGCTCATAGGTTTGTCCCGGCTTGGCGCCGGCCAGTGCCCCCGCGAAGGGGCACGCGCCGAAGTCATAGCCCGGGGTCCGCGTCCGAAATATCGCCATAGACCGGCTCTAACCCCATGTCCTGATCGCCCATCAGGAAAAACTCCTCGCACGTCAGACACCAGCGTCCGCCGTGGTTCCACTGATCGGGATGGCTGTACTCCCCGAGCCTCGCCCGGTGCCCGTTACCCTCGCGCACCCCCTGCGCCTCGCAATCCGGGCACCACCCGGCCGCGACCATCCCCGCCGACGCGGCATCCCATTTCCGCCCGTCCCCAGGTCCCCAGGCGTCCAACCGGGCGAGCCGGTGAACCTCCCGCCGTGCGTCGCGCAGGTTCATACGTCAAGCCCTCCCCGGAAAAGGGTGTCGAACCGCTCGCAAGCTTCCTCGAAATCTTTCGAGCCCACCCGCCCACCCATGTCCTTTGCGTAAATCTCGCGCAGGATACCCAGCCCGCGGCCCGTCGGGAGACGACCGAACCGGACAAGCTCCGCCGCTATCGACTGGCAAAACCCGCCAGTGTGATATTGCAGAACGTCCAAGAGCCACGCGAACCGCTCGCGGTTGCGGCGCTCCGCCTCCGCCTGCGCCTGCGCATCAGCCGCCGCTTTAGCCTCCCGCTCCGCCCGGCCCGCCTCACACGCGGCTTGCCGTGCCGCCTGCCGCTCCGCCGCCTGCGCGGCCCGTTTCGCTCGCGCATTGGCCCGCTCCTGCGCTCCCGCATTGCCCAGCGCGATCAGCCGCGCTTGGTACGTGTTTGAGGCTGATAGATATTGGAATTTCGGTTGCGGCATGTGCGTGTTGTACTACTGCGCCCCGGTGATGTCAACAAGAATCCTGTTGACACGAGAAAGACCAAGCAGTACAAAGGCACCACATGAAACTGACAGCCTACATAGCCGGACGCGAAATCAGGATCACCCCAGGCAACCGCGTATTCGCCAGCGGTGCCGCCATGGAACGCTGGCTACTGGCCAACGGCCACACCCTCAGCAACACCCGGGGAACCTTCCGGATCAGTCCGGAGTGTTACGACTCGAAACAGGAAAGCGATTGCTCGATCCCACTCGCGGACCGTCTTCGCCGACGCTGACACCCGACCCACCCGCCACCACCGAAACGTATACGGTTTCCGCATGCCGAAGCTGCCTGACATCACGGCCAAAGTCGAAGGTCGCGACGGTGTTCATTACGTCCTTCGAACCGATTGCTGGGTAACCGACGCAGGCATCTTTAAGGCAGGCATTCCTTCCGAGTTGCACGCGCCTGTGCTCGCGCTGGCGAAGCTCGATGCTGGCATCGAAAAGACCGCTACGCGCCATGTCGCCACGTGTACGAGTCTCGACAAGTTGAAGGTCCTGTTGCGCAAGGCCGCTGAGGCGTACGCCGCCGGTGAAGAGGTTCGCACCCGTGTCATCCGGTTCGTGATGGACAGCCAAGTCTCGTTCTGGCAGCAGAACGACGGCGTCATTGCTCCCAATGGTAGCGTCGGAAGCGGTGGAGGCTGGTGGCAACCGAAGTATGCCGGGGCTGCGCAGCTGGACGCCATCAACCGCACCGCGCTTTACCGTATCGGGCTGGCCGCGGCGGTCTTCGACAAGATCGAGACGCGTCGGTCAGCCGGAGCGACGACACGGTACGAGCGCGTGTCCGCGGGATTCTCTCCGGACGACAGGAATAACCGAGACGCTTGCGCGATCTGGAAGCTCAACAGCTGGACCGGCATCGAAACAGATCGCTGGAGCAGCCACCCGTACATGCAACGCGTGCGCGAAGTGCCGTTTACTGCGGAAGTCGCCGAGTTCTTCCACACAGCCATGGCGCAACTGTGCGCCATGGCTCGCCAACTCGACAGTTTCTTTTCCGACACCGAGAACGTGCTGGCGGCCAGCGGTCAAATGCGCTTGCTCGTGGCACCCGATGACGCTACGCAGGAAGCATGCGTCTCGACTCCGTCCTTGCCCTCGTCGCGGTAGCCGCGGTAGCCACACCCCCCACGGATTGAGCCTCGCGGCGTCAACCGTTTTCCTGTTGACACTGCCGGCGCGCAGTAGTACAACAGCGGCACGTCAGCCGAGAATCGGATGACCCGACCGGGCGGTTCCCGGAAGCGAAAAATCGCAGCAACCATGAAACCCTCAGCCTCTGACTGGATCAAAACCGACGAAGCCGCCGTCCTCTCCGACATCGCCCGGCTCGGCCTCGATGCCGCATCCGAATACCAGATGGGTCTCCTCTCCGACCGAGTCTCCGATGGAGACGATCGATGGTCGGAGATCAGCGCGGAGAGTATGCGGACCGCGCTGGTGGCTCTGTGGGAGTCCGACGTCTCCAATCGGACCAGGCGCTGGAAATGTACTGACGGATTTGTGGTGAAAACATTGGAGGCCGCGACCGCCGAAGCGGCGGCGGAAGCCTATGCTCTGGTCTCATGCGCCGTGACGGTCGTAGAGGTCAATACCGACGACAGCGAAATCGCGGAACCTCGGCGAGGGTACGCCGGAGATAATCCCATGGTGACGATTCGAGATCAGGGAGTGGCCCAATGATCATTCACCACGTCTCTACGCCATGAGGGATCGCGACGAGATCGAACGCTGACACCCGACCCACCCGCCAACGCCCCGGACGAAACCCGGGGCGTTTCCGTTTCCGCCTCGCTCCCTGGGTCGCCTCGCCGGACTCCAACCAGTCCGATTCGCCGACCACCACCGACCGGCAACTTATGCCCACCCCCCCCCTCCTGGGGTCGTGACCGCGTGCGCGTGATTGAGTA